CTAAGATCAAGTCACCATACTACTTAACTTCAAAGTGGGTTGCTCGCAATCCACGGACTGATAAGCTAGTAGACATGAACAAGGACATCAAGCACAACATCGACGAAGAGTACTACCCTTTGATCGATGCAATCCGTGCTAACATCGTTGAATATACTGCTATGGACGAGCAAGCTCGTTTAGAGTGGGTACGCAAGGAGTTGGCCTAAGGACATCAAGTCAGATCACTGGGATGTCTTTTACGATGTGCCCAAGCCATGGGTTTATAAAAATCCATGGCATCAGCACTTTGCAGTACTACCAGTAATCGTGAATGGCAAGCGCAAGTGGCTGACCACAGTTTGGCGCAGGCAGATTGAAATGTACGGTGATGCAAAGAATGAACCACCACGCTACGAATATGGTAATATGTTTGATGTAATTAAGGACGAAAATGACAGATAAAAATTACAAGCGTTTAGAAGACGGTCCAATGGATGAGATTGATGCGGCTGTCTGGTCAGGCGATATGTTTCACAATCGCGAGAACATCGAGGCATTCCGTGAGATGATGGCTCGCTGGGAACGAGGTTTGAAAGAAGCTGAAGCAATCGTAAGCGAACTTGAGCTATGAAGATAGGAGTAACTGGTACTAGAGAAGGTGCAACAGAGCAACAGCTTCTAGCTGTCATTAAGTTCATGGAAACACTAGGGTCAGGTCACGAACTGCATCACGGTGATTGTAACGGTGTAGACATACAAGTAGCCGCAGTAGCTAAAGAGTTAGGTTGGCGTATAGTATGCCATCCTCCAAAAAGTACTGAACAACAGGGCTACTTTGGTGGAGACGAAATGCGTGAGCCGTTAGGCTACTTACAGCGTGATCGTAACATTGTAGATGAAACAGAAACTTTGATTGTTGTTCCGTTGCAAAACGAATGGCAACCAAAAGGCGGTACTTGGTATACACATGATTATGCCAAAAAGAAAAATAAACCAGTAACAGTATTTTACCCCGGAGAATCAAATGAAGATTAAATTTGAAAAAGAAACAATGCCCGATGAACTGTATAATGCACTACTAAAGCACTTCGTAAACGAAGCGGTTGGGCTAGGCGTTGAAGTATCTAAACATACTCGGTTTGAGAATTGGACAGTAGAATGCGAAGTAAAAGTACCTCTTCAATAACATGCGATTAATGCTAGGCAAAGGTAACGAACCATCGTTACTAATCACAGTGACACAAGAGAAATCTCCTACCGAGTTTGACTTTGAAGTAATCAACGGCAGGTGGGATGGTACATATACTAACGGGTATGTAACAGTTTGGGGTTGCCCTTCTGGAGACTTTTCTAGTTTGGAAAAAGTTGAAATACTTACCAATAACCAGGATCGGTTGCGTTGTCGCTGGGCCAGCGATTATCAAGAAGTATTCAATAATTGGGACAATCCTAACTATGTAGCACCGTTGTATACATACAACAGAGAATTTATCGATATGGATGACGACATCCCGTTTTGAGAGTATAATACTATATGAAAGACGAAAGCCATTTACCCGTAGCAGAACAGAGCCTATTGTTCCGTCTGCGTAAACGGGCAGAAATACGCAGGCAGATTCCAGGCAGGCTAGCAGTAGTAGAAGGGAAACCTGATAGGATTGCTAATTTGCTAGATGAAGCCGCAGATGAAATTGAAAAGCTAGAACAAACTATTGCAAATCTAGTTGCACAAAGATTGGATGAATTATGAAGTGTTATCAATTAATTGGAGTTCCAGGTTCGGGAAAGTCGACTTGGATTAAGAATCAAGACTGGGCTAGGGATATTCCCGTAGTATCTACTGATAATTTTGTTGAAGCATACGCTAAGGAACAAGGTAAGACCTATTCTGAAGTGTTTGACGAATACATGCCAATCGCAGTTCGTTTGATGGCTAACCAAGCGTTAATCTGTCAAGCAAACGGCTTGGATGTAATCTGGGATCAAACTAGTACCAGCGTTGCGGCTCGTAAGCGCAAGTTCGCTACTTTGCCAAAGTACGAGCACATTGCTATCGTGTTTGCTACTCCTGAAAAGGAAGAATTAGCTCGCCGTTTAGCAAGCCGTCCAGGTAAGAACATTCCAGATCATGTAATGCGATCTATGATTAACGGATTCCAAATGCCAACAGAAGATGAAGGTTTTAAGGAAATCTGGTTTGCTAGTTAATAAACTACGCACATAATAGGACACTTAGGTGTCCTATTTTTTTGACTAAACTATCTTTGCCGTTTCGCTAAATACAGTATAGCAATCAGTTTCATACTGATTTAAGAAATAACGGAGATAGCACAATGGCGCTACAAATTAGACGCGGAACAGATACAGAAAGACAAGGTGTAATTTTTGCCCTTGGCGAACTAGTATACACTACTAATACACAAAAACTTTATGTTGGTGACGGCCTTACATTAGGCGGTGTTGACATTATGGCTAACATGGCGGGTGCGGTTGCAAGCGTTAATGGTCAAGTTGGTGTAGTTGAATTAGACACATCAATGATCGAAGAAAACAATAACTTGTATTATACTCCTGAGAGAGCTATTGGTGCAGTAGGTGACGATTTAACTAGAGTAGGTGCTACGCACACTGGTATTAGCTTTGTCTATACAGGCGGACATATCAGTGCAGTAGTAGACACTGGTGCAATTACAGGTATTACTGACATTGTTGAAGACCTTACTCCACAGCTAGGCGGTGACTTAGACTTAAACAGTAACGACATCAGCGGCACTGGTACAATTGATATTATTGGATTAATTAATACTACTGGAAACATTAGTACAAGTGCAGGTACAATTAGTACAGCTGATCTTACAATTACTAATGCAACTATCACAAGTACTGTAGCAAAGCCATTAGGTGATGACCGTTCAGACAATGTAGTTACATTTGGTACAGCTACAAACCCTAACACTTTGTGGATGTACAGTGATAATAACTTTGGTGTGTTCACTGGCATTAGTGATGGCACAAACAACGCAGGTATTACATTTAAGATTTCTAAAGGATCTTTACAAGTTAAAACAGCGATGGAATCAGGCGATGCAGTTGGCTTCTTTGACGGCCAAGCATATGACGGTACTGGATATGTTAACGTCGGTGCGTTCGGATTGTTCGTTGACCCAACACCTGGTACAGTTGTAACTACAGGATCAGCACCGGGTGCGTTTGGTGTAATCGTAGTTGATGCACTTGGTGGCACACAGAACCTAAGTTTCAACAGCACTGGCGTACTAGACATTCCAACAGTGTCAGTTGGTGACGGAACAGCTAGTGAACCAAGCATTAGATTCTCAACAGACGCTAGTGTTGATACAGGATTCTTCCACCCAGGTGACGGTGTCATTTGTGCTTCGACAGATGGTACAGAGCGTGTTCGTATTGATAACGGCGGTATGCGTGTTGCTGGCTTTATGAAAGTTGCAGACGTCGCTGGCACATTGCCAAGCCCAGCTGAAGCAGGTATGATTGTATTAGACGGTTCTACATTCAAAGGCTACAACGGTAGCGCATGGGTAAACTTAAACTAATTTAGCAATTAAGGGATTCAAGTAATCCCGTTTAACAGTCTCGTAAAAGAGTTCTGTGAAATTGATAGACTTAACTAGACTTTGATATTCATCGTCTGTTAAGTCTAAATTTTTTTCTCGGTCGCTTATTCTAGCGTCACTAAAACTACTTGTATAGAAACAGCCGCGATATGGCATGTGCGGTAGTGTGGGATTAATCAACTGTGCTAGTTCTTCTGCTTGCTCATAACTGTTGATATCTGTATCATCATCCTTGCGCCACTTATAGTAGTTGTCTTCTGGATTAGGGAAGTAGTAGCCGTACTTGCCATAGTTGCGATCAATTTCGCTCATGTACATGTATTTGACTAGGTCATGGTTGCCGATAATACTCAGGGGGAATGTGTTGGCAAGGTCAATAGGGCAGTCGTCTCTGCGAAAGAAGTCTACAGCAGTTTGTATAGTAGATTGTGTTTCGTAAGGTAATCCTATGATAATACCCGCGGCAATGTAGCTACGCTCTCCCCATACTTCCTTACACTTGTACATTGTATCTACGATCTTATCGCTAGCCATTCCCTTGCCGATAAACTTAGCAGTTTTGGGATTAAATGTTTCTATGCCAAAATAAGTTTCTTGTATGCCAGCATCTTTAAGTAGCTGTATCTGTTCCGGGTGCGCTGCCAACAAGTCTGCTCGCAAGTAGCACCAGAACTTTAATTCAAAAGGCAAGCTCTGACTAATGTCGGTAAACATCTGCATCTTTTCTGTGCTGTCATTGAATGTATCGTCTACAATAAAGTACTTGGTTGTACCCCAGCGCTCGTAGTTGTCGATCAACTCTTTGCGTAGGACTTCGGGATGCTTTAGGTAGTCTTTGGTCTTTTGTCCAATCAGCGGATAGCTACAGTAAGCACACTTAAACATACAGCCACGGCTGACTTCTAGGTTAAGAGTTTCGTTGGGCTGAATTAGATCGTACTCTGTATAACTTGTTGTGCTATCTCTAAAGTCCCAAGAGCTATTGTGTGCTTTACGATCGTGGTCAACAATACGACTAAAGATGCGTCTATTCTTCTTAGCAATGCTGTCAATTAGGTCTAGTGTTTCAGTTTCGCCTATGCCCACAACTATATGATCCACAGGTGCATCAAGATAAAAGTCAATCTTAGCGCCACCTAGGATAGTTCGTGTCTTGGGATTCTTCTGCTTAACAAAGTCAATCCAACTGTAGTCGCCTTGTGCAAAGCTACTGACTAGACTACTGTTGTGCAAGCGTTCTGCATCGTTGTCATCGCCTTCACCCGGGTTGCGTGTACGAGCTTCACCGTCTAGTTTAAACGGCATCCAAGTTGTTGAGTAGCCCACGGCTAATGTGTTAGCGCCAATTGCCTTGTCTAAGATTGCAGTATAGATATCGTATGTGACTACACTGCTAAAGTCTACTACTAGGCAAGTGTAGCCGTTAGCTCGCAAATGACTTGCTAGTCTGTGTGCGCCGTAGCCTCTAGACTTAACATCAAACTGTACTGTGTCAGTAAACAGGACAACATCAAACATTGCGACCCTTTAGTTTATTCAGTAGGGGAATAAAGTAATCTCTATTAGTATGTTCAAAGAACAATTGATCAAAGTCAATACCTTCAAACAACTTAGTATATTCTGCAGGCGACATATCTAGAGTCTTTTCTCTGTCGCAGAATAACGGATGATTAAAACTGCTAGTGTAAAAGTCGCCACGGCGTATGCGTTGGTAAGGTGCTAGTTCTTGTGTTGTAGCATCTGCAATTTCTTGGGCCTGCATAAAACTAGTAATGTCAGTGCCGTCATTCTTTTCCCATGCTAGCATACCTTCAATGCCTTCATGCGGAAACTCATAACCAAACTTTTCGTAGTTGTTGTCGAACCAGCTGGTAGGGAACCATTGATTGCGATCTGACTTTTTAACAATGTTAACAGGATAGCAAGTGCTGATGTCTAAAGGACAATCTGCTTGCTTTAACCAGTCTACTGTCGTGCGCCAGCTAGCTTGTGTTTCATAGGGCAGGCCAATCATAAAGCCGCCTTCCATTGTGACACGATCACCCCACGCTTCTTTTGCTCGGTACAGAGTATCCTTGCGGCGACTGCTGGGCATACCTTTGCCGATAGTCTTTGAGCTTTGATCATTAAATGTTTCAAGGCCGAAGAATGTTTCAGCAACACCTAGTTCTTTCAATAGCTCTATCTGTTCAGGATGTGCCGCTAATAAGTCGATGCGTGTATAGCACCAGAACTTGATCTTAAATGGTAAGTCACGCATGACCTTAACCATCATTTCTAATTTTTCTGTACTGTCGTTAAATGTGTCGTCTACAATAAAGTATTTTGTAGTTCCCCAGCGTTCGTAGTTTTCTAATAGCTCATCACGGATCTTATTAGGATACTTTAAGTAGTCGTTGACATTCTTCTGGCCAATTAAGGGAAAGTTGCAGAATGCACACTTAAAACGGCATCCCCGACCTACTTCTAGTGTTAGTGTTTCTTGTGGCTGTATAAAGTCTAGTTCTGTGTAGCGTGTAGAACTTTCACGAAAGTCCCATGTGTCGGCATGTGCTTTGCGATCATGGTCAATAAACTTGTTGAATATGCGTTTGCTTTTGCCGCTTAACTTGTCCAGCAGGTCAATGGTCATTGTTTCAGCAATGCCAAAGATAACATGGTCCACATTCTTCAAGTCCATGTAGAAGTCTGCCTTTGCTCCACCTAGTACAATTTTAAGTTTAGGATTGATAGTCTTAGGATACTGTAAAAACTCGTCTACTTCATCTTTGCCAAACTTAACAACTAGGTTGTCCTTGCGCCAGTCGTGCTTTTCTTCTTTGGTATTACTTAGCTCGTGATCTTCACCGATGTAGTGCCCAGGAATTTGATTAGTAAACTCTCCGGGCAGTTCGGGCCAACGATAGGGCAACCATGTAGTACTATAACCAACCATTAGGGTTTCAGGGCCAACACTGGCATCTATGATCTCTTTATACTTGTCAAAGGTGAGTGCTGAACTAAAGTCTACAACTAAGCAAGTGTAGCCGTTGGCTCTGATTTGGCTAGCAATACGGTGAACACCATACCCGCGGATTTTGTGATGAGGATACGGCGCATCGGTAAATAGTATTACATTAAACATAGCATATATTTAAGCAGATAAAAACATCATGAAATATTTTCAATCCGTATTAGCATTTGGCGATAGCCATGTAGCAGGGTGTGAACTTGCCGGGCAGGGCGGGCTAGATGATTACACACAGGGTAAACTAACAATAGAAGAATTAGATGCCCCGGGCAAAGTGTTAGCATTTCCGCAAATAGTAGCAAACCAATTAAAAGTTCCTTGTTACAATTATGCTATGACAGGCGGGAGCAATGCTCGCAGTCTTAGACTATTAACTAAAGCAGTTCAAGAGCATCCTAACAGTTTAGTGCTATTTGGCTACACTTGCACTGACCGTTCAGAATTTTATTATCCGGACGCAGGTAACTTTCTAGGGCGTGATGCAGATAATTTTATACAAGTTGGACTACAATGGGAAGGCCCTATTAAGCGTAAGGGAATGGAACATCCAATTAACGATGTGTTCATTAAAAACATACTTAGGCCTTACAATAACATGAACGAGCTTATGTTCCATGTAGACAACACCTGCACAATGTATGCCACTGACTTCTTGCATATCCCGTTAGTTACTGAAGAGTTTAGCACAACAGACAATGTGTTAGATTTTGAAGGACATGCATCGTACGCCAAATGGTGCATTGAACGCAAGTTCAAACAGTTGCCTTACAGACACTATGACCAAGAAGCACACACAGCATTAGCTGAACTAATTCTTAAGGAACTATAATGGCTTGGGGATATCATATGATGGTTGATTGCACAGAGTGTAATCTAGATTACATTACTGACAAAGAGCGTATTGCTGAGTTTGTCAGAGTATTGATCGATAGAGTTGATATGGTTGCACATGGTGAACCGCAAATTGAATTCCTATTGCCAGGAACTGACAATGAGGGCTACAGTGTATTGCAGATGATTACAACTAGTAATATAACTGCACACTTTGTAAACTCTACTCGAGCAGGCTACATTGACTTGTTTAGTTGTAAACCTTTCAACAGAACTGTTGTACTCTATACAGTTAACGAGTTCTTCAATCCTAAAGATACAGTTGTAAATTATTTAGAGCGTTAAGGATCTAAGCGCATCGCTTCCCTGCTACGGAACTGATAGCGTTCTGGGACAGTATCCCACAACATCATATTTTTATTAACTGCTTGATCACGCAACATGATCTGATGTAAGAAGTTAGTAATAGGCTTGCCTGGCACAAAGTCACACCATGGGCCACAACGCAGTTCTTCCATGTCAATAGTCTTAGGATCACTCCACTGGATCAGTCTATGTACAATTCCGTTGATCTTGACCATGTAGTGATACAGGTTGTCATCAGCAGGAATCTTTTCCCATGTCCAGCCTCGACTATCACAGTAGGCTTTGATTTCCTTAATGTGGTCGCTTAGGTAGTAGCGTGGCTCGTCAGGGTTGCGTCCAATGTCACTGCCAGCACGGATACGATATTGTGTAGCACTATCGCCTAGCAGTTGAATTTCTTCCAAAACATCCGGAATGTGTGTAATACTTTCTAGTGTATATCCAATGTAGTACAAAAGTATGCCTTCTTCCTTACAATTTTGGATGCCTTCAAGTTGCTTGCGATGCACAGTTTCACCCTGGTAGCTATGGTGGTTTAAACCTATCATAACAGCCCTACAGCCGCTTTGTTTAATCTCTTGCACCCAAGCCCTATCACTTAGCTTTACGCCGTTTGTAAGGATGGTAATATCCTGGTGACTTCTGCCCAATTTCTGTTGTAAATCTGCCACACTTCGAATAAGTTCCGGTAGGTCTTTTCTTACAGTAGGTTCTGCACCTGCAAGGATAACACTACCAGCATCATCAGGCCACGATTCAATTTGCGCTAAGATTAGGTCAATAGGTTTGTCTGTGGTTGCTGACTCGGGTTCGTGATAGCAATGCGGACACTTCAAGTTGCAACGGTCTGTGACTTCTACCATAATGCCGCTTGGAACATCATAGCCGTAAGGGTCAAACTCCAATGTGTTGTAGAACTCTGCATCACGCTCTATCATGTATTCTGATTCGCCGTGAACAGGACAAGTCTTCTTCATCCAGATGCTTCCGTCACGCTCAAACTTTTCTGCTGGTACATGTCTGTAGCAGTGTTCACATAATGATATGGTTAATTCCATCGCTCTACCTTGTTTAGTTGTTCTAAGAATACAGAACTATTTAACTTCCAGAAAGTCTGTACATGTCCACGATATTCTTTTTCAAATGCTCTAGTCAGCACACCAGTCTTTTCCAGTGTTGGTCCCCATACGGTATGTACAAGTCGTTGCGTACCTACATCACTAGGATGTGTGGTTATGTACATGTCACCTTTAGCCCATTCGATACACACTGGCATGAAGAACTGTGCTGTGTAATGCTGATGCGTTGCTATTTGATTTCTAGTACGCAAAGTAGTAGCTGGCAACTGATCACTGAACAAGCAAGTCCTTGCACAAATACGATAACCTTCATCTATGCTGTGTGCGCCCACTGAGCCTACGGCCTTATTGTTGTAGTAAAGAATCCACACACACCACTCACGCTCGTTCTTGAAGCAATCTATCATTGCCTTCTGACTAGCGTTATTTACAAAACCCCTACGGTCTGCTTCAGCATAGAATTCAGTTAGGTCTAGTTCCGGGGTCCACGGAATTATTTTATACATTTAGCCTTCTCAATAAAGTCAGCTGGATAGTTCTTTCTAAAACTTTCCCAGCACAATTCTTCTAGCAGGGCTAACGGCTGCGGCTCAGTCCAACTAATGCCCATAGCATCTGTTGCCTTCTTCATCTCTTCTTGTCTAGTGCTATAGATGTGACTAGTATGGTCGGCAATACTAATAGGACCTTCTATTAGGTGATAGGTAAAGAAGTAGTTAATGCTTTTCAGTTTGCCGTCTATAATAAAATAACTGCTAGGGTGCATTGAATATTTGTACAAACATACTGCATGATGTGCTTCTATGATTGTCAGCATCTGTTCTTGCCAGTCGGGCAAGACTTTATCAAAGTTTGCGCTGTCACAGCCTGCTAGTTCCCAAAAGTCCGGACCTTCTACTTCTAAGTATATTTTGCGTTCACAGTTATCAATCATCAAGATCTTTGGAACGAACTCTGGAAATATCTTTTCCATCATACGCAAGTACTTGACTTCACGCTGGAACTTATCTTCCATTAATTTTGGATCTACTACTTGATTCTGCCCTTTATGGTAGTCGCCTTCTGTAGTGTAATGTTGCACGAAAACTTTTTTATCGGCACTCATTAAACTAGTGTAAATAAGATTGTTACGACACAAGCCGGAACCTGGCACATTGTTGTAGTAGTATTCGTAGTTCATATAGTAATTATCAAAGAGGAAACATGATCAAGGGCATAAACGGCATTCCATATTATAGCATGGAACAACACTTAGATATGGCAGAGTTTGACAGACTACAGCCCGAAATAATCGCGGGCTTCGCTACTGCACGAGAGTTCGCTAAAGAAGGAACTTGGATGAAGCCTGGATTTACTTTTGAAGACATGAGCTATCAACCAAACTGGAAACCTATGTATCAAGCATTAGCAGAGTTCCAGGCATTAGATGACAACGATCCTATTAAACTAGCAGGTAGTGCGTTTTGTAAAGACTTCAGTGATTACAAGATGCGTAACAAACTAACAAGATTTCTTAAAATGGCTATGGGGGCATACGACCCGTACATTTACTATTTCCTCTGGGAAGAAGGCAGTTGGGACGATCGCACAGCCCCACGCAAGCTCACTGAAGAGGCTGCACACTTTCCCAATGTGGTTAAGTGGGTTGAGCAATTACAAGGTACAGTGTTTGAACACATTGGTCGTGTAATCTTCTTTCATTGCGACCACGATGGTATTCCTTTTGAGCACAGAGACTTAGATGCAAAGAACGGCATGAATGTTATGATGCCACATCGTAACGAGTTTATACATATACGCCCTAATACTAAGAAAGCATTCTATGTATGGGATCCAGAAAAGAAAAACAAAGTGTATCTTAACACTCGTGCCGCATGGTGGAACGACCAAGACTGGCACGGTGGTGAACGCATTATGGAACAGAGTTACAGCTTACGCATTGACGGCAAGTTTACAGAAGCGTTCCGCAAGAAGTTAGGAATTGACCATCTTGACAACTATTGACCACGGTATTTTTACCTTAATGACAAAGGGTAACTTAGCCATAATGGAGTTTAATCCAGAAGGCGATCGTTACCCACAAGAGTTAGTTGACGAAGTGTACAACAGAGAATGTAGATACTTGCTACAGTTATCAAAGTATAGTTGGGCACCGGAGTGTGTTAACTTTGACCAGCAGTTTAGACGCATATACTTTAAGTGGTACGGCAATACATGCGAGGACAGTGTGCCCGATGACTGCGCTGAACAGTTGTTACAAATAACTAAAGACTTGCATACCGAGCAAATATACAAGCCTAGCTTTTATACCAAGTACTTTTATGTAGACACTAATAATAAGATACACGCATGGTCTTTTTATTCTGCTAGTAGCTATAGCGAACAACCTATAGCAATGGATTTTTACAGGCCGATACTAAACAACCAGCGTGAGGAGCTAGTTAACAAACTAGAAACAGATGGGAGATTGGATATGAAGTTGCTAGTAGAGCGTGGCTTTAATGATTACATCCAGTGGCCTGGAAATCCTCTACCAGGCATCTATCAAGCAGTCTATTCTTAAAATTTTAAAGCCATCCACTCTTGTGGACTCATGCCTTTAAAGATTGTATTTTTAAGATACTCGTGATATTGCGGAAACTTGCTTGACGACATTTTTAAATGATCTTGAATGTACTTAAAGTGTAACTCTGCTAATCTAAGTTCGTCTTCAGGGATATTCTTTGAGGGCCACTTGCTTAGATCTAAGTTCCAAGTTGCTGCCAACTCTATCCACATATAGTCAGGGAAGAAACACTTTGACTGGGCTGCGCCGCTGATTGTATTTTTATGATCGTTGTACTTGTCTAGCAATAACTGTTCATGATTTAGTTGTTGGCCTATATCACGCATTTGTAACCAGAATTCGTTATCAGTTCTAGAAGTTAGAGTGTAGTGTACTAATATAAAATCTGCAATATCATCGAAGGTATAGCTCATCTTTGTGTTGTAATCGCTCCAATCAATGTTATGAAGATTGGCTCGATTAGCTTCAATAGTATGTGCAATCTCCCAGGCGGAGTTAGATATAACACCTAGCATGTTTGCTTCCATAGGTTCAATAAATCCAATAGTCATTCCCACAGCTACTACATTACCAAATCCCGGCGAAATCATACGCTTCTTATCCCAAGAAATTTTCTTAGGTTCAAACTTAGGCTTAGTTAAAATCTTTTCGTGGAATTCTTTTAGTACATCATCGTCACTGACAAAGTCATTGTTAAAAATATAACCGGTACCACGGCGGTGGTATAAGTCAACATCAAACACCCACCCTTTATCCATTGCGATAGACTTAGTATAGTTGACCATTTCTCTTACCGGGTCTTCGTAATCAACTTGGCACACAAATGAAGTGTTAGCCGGGCAGTTATCATACCACTTCCATTTGATGTCGTCAAATTCTCTGATTAACGCACGATGGAAACCTGAACAATCAATATATAAGTCTGCAACAATATCTTCACCGGTGTCTAGAATAACTTTGGAAATATGCTGGCCTGATTTTTCTACCCCCTTAACATGTGCTAGTTTATGTTTTACACCGCCAGGCAATGCTATATGCTTCATTAAGTAATCTGCAAACCTTTCAGTGTTAATGTGATATGCCCATGTAAGGTCGTTCTTTGGTAGATACGACTCTCCATCAATAAATGGTGCTTTAAGGTCTTCAGTGAATTCTGTCCACCCTGTAAAGTTTTTGCTAAAGTTTCGGTCAGTGCGTCCTTGCTTAAACAACTCTAACCAATAGTCAGTAAGTCGCAACTCGTCTACAGATACATCCATGTGGTCAGTCCATGATACACCGTTATACGGAGATGAGAACAGGTGTTTTTTGCCTTTATTAAACGCAAAGGTAAACAGTTCGTTTTCGCCTTCGCCGTGCAACCAATTAATAAAATTATTTCCGTACTTGTATATGCTGCCAGTTTCGAACATAAAGTGCTGTTCGTTGATGCCTAGTACCCTAATAAATTCTGTCAGGTGGACTGTTACTGATTCACCGACCCCAATTCGGGCTACAGCAGGACTCTCAACTAATGTTATCTCACTATTAGGAACAAACTTGTTTAGCCAACTCGCTGTCATCCAGCCTGATGACCCGCCGCCAATAATAACAATCTTCATTAAAGCACCTTATAAATATCTTATGTACTTTACTTATTTAGATCTACCACCGTTGCCAACAGAATTAGAAGAGCAACTTCTGGCACTGGTTAATGCACCAATAGCCAATTTTCACGATAGCGATGCGTTTATCGAAAGCATTAAAAATCGAACAGAGTTAAATATTGGAGCAAGCGATGCAATCATTGATGCTATTACAAATGTTGAATACAACGCTGACGATTCGTTAGGTTATCCTTTAGCAGATGCTTGGGAACACTTTAAGGATCTAGCACACTTTGACTTTTTAGAAGTAAACGATTCCTTGAACGAATGGGCAAGGGCTAATATAGATCCTAATGTTGCGCATGTTAGTATACAGGCAATGTATGGCGGAACTACTATTACTCCGCATATTGACGAAATGCGTACCTACGCACTAAACTATGTAGTCGCTACAGGTGGAAATAGCAGAACTTGCTTTTACAAACCTAAAGCAGAGTACAGTCACTTGCGAGTCTATCCGCAAACAGTATTTCCCATTGATAGACTAGAGCTAGTTGAAGAAATACAGATAGAGCCACACCGCTGGCATAGACTAGATACAACTACTATTCACAGTGTTGAAAACTTAGATCCGCAATTAAAACGAATTTCATTGAGCTTGAGCTTTATATGAGTAAATTAATATTCCCCTACGCAACTAACGATGTTGTCACAGTTAGACAAATAACTGAATACACTAAGTTTGGATTCAAGCAAGGTACACACGAGCTGTTAGACTTGAGTCTGGGCAACTGTGGATGTTTTCCGTTAGGATTCAAAGAGCAAGATATCATTGACGACGTTACTGAGCAGATGTCTAAGTTGCCGTTTTGTAGTGGCGAGTTCTACACTACTAATCAAGCAGTTCTAGAGCTAGGAGATAAGCTATACGACCTAAGTGGTGGGTACCGTAGTGTGTTTGCATTGTCCGGAAGTGATGCTATCGAAGGTGCTATAAGATTAGCCCAGCTGTACAATCATCGAAACAAGTTTTTAGGATTTACTAAATCATATCACGGTAGTACATATATGAGCTCAAGTGTAAGCGATGCAACTTACATGACTGATTTCTATGGTAAAGATCCTCGATGCATTGTCAGTGACTATAACTTAGACTCGATAACTGATGAGCTGTGTGCAGTAGTCATTGAAACTAGTAGTTGGCAAAATGGCCTATACGATCCAGGTCAAGACTTCTGGACAGGACTAAGACAAAAGTGTACAGACCTCGATGTTGTACTAATTGTCGATGACATTGCTATGTGCGGCGGAAAGACGGGCAGCTTCTTCGGATGGTCTGACACTGTTTGTCCTGATATATTTACAATGGGCAAGTCGTTCACTGGCGGATACTTTCCACTGAGTGCTACACTAATAAATGACAAGATTCATAATGCCATTAAAGACATCCCGTTCGCTCACGGCTTTAGCTACAGTTTCAGTCTTAGTGGAATCTACTCAACACTAGCATACATCCGCAAACTAGAAAAGGAAAAGTTGCTAGAAGGCGTAGAAGATAAGAAAAAGTTAGCTGATAATATTTTTAATCACATGCAAGAGCAGGGCATAATTAAAAGTTATAACAGCTTTGGCCTAGTATACAACCTGGAACTGGTTGTAGAGAAGTCCCTAACTAGTAGCTTCGAACAGTTCTTGTACCAATACGGGATTAGTGCTGGTATGTGGAACGAAGGTGGTAGCGGACTACTAATTGTTGTGCCTATTAATGCTGATAGTGAGTACTTTGAATTCTTAAACTCAAGACTCACACAAGCATTAATTGATTATAGAGCGGCAAACTCCGTCACGGACTAAGTCTAATGTTAGGCAGTGTATGCCTGCTTCCCAAAACAATCCGTGACGCTGTGGAACTACATGACAGTTAATACCGTGTTGCTCCATGACTTTAAAGATCCTAGGTTGATGATTAGAGAATATAACATTTTCACTATCAACAACTAGGACATTGCTATCAAAGAATACTTCTTGAGCATAGCCCTTCCACTGCGTTAGCCACTTGTCTAACCAAGCATCACTATACTTGCCAGATGTACTAGAAAAGTCAGCAATAAACTTCTCGTCGTCAAACTGATCAAAGTGATCTTCTAGCTCAACGATTTGTTTATTACGCAACGGTTCAGGTACCCACTCTCGATTTACACAGAATATCAATTCATCACTGACCATGAACCATCCGTGGTCAATATGCCCGAAGCCCTGTTGGTGTGTGGCACCTACATCAACAATAGTGTTAGCGGGCAAGTTGCGTTTCATCCATTCAAGTCCTGCAAGGTTGCCAGGCCCTTGTGTATTAGTGACTAACTTGTCCCCGCATTTAAACATAGTAGCTGTGTGCCATAGCACTTGTTCTTTTAATTGTTCGTGATATACTTCATATCCGTTAGCCCACCACTTGTCGACTAGCGTATCTAATTTAGGTGCAGGCATACTAAGCCAGTTATGGCCTCGGTCGAATAGCTCTTTAAAGATATGATTGTAGTTAACGCTGTCTAAGTACCTGTCCGGCATACTAGTGTATGTTTGAAATACTGTTTCGCCGTAGACTAGATACTGGTCTCGGGGAACAATAGGTGCAGTAGGATAATCAATTTTGAAATAACCTAAATCAAGTTCTTTAGCAGGATAGGTTATAGTCGGCCTGTGTACCCGAACACCCATATTAGACAGGTAGTCAGCAAGATTGTTTAAGTCTTCTTTTGTTTCACTAAAAATTCTTGCTAAGTTATTGCTGTATGCACCGCCTGGGCAGTCTCCTACAATAACTTCTTTAAGTGGATCCCAGTTTGTCCATATACTCATGATGTTAATATCTCTTCTAAATAATCACTAGCCCAGTGATTGTAATATGTTGTCTTTTGTAACTTGTCTCTTGCCTTCATTAAGTTATCGCGCCACTGGCATAGTATAAGATTATACTCGCCGTTATTAGTTTGTACACCGTTAATCTCAGTGTAGCGATCCTTAGGATCTGGAAGGAATACTAAATCAGGGTAGATTTTATTATACTCGTCTGCAATCGCATTTACTTCATCGATTGTATAGCTATCAGGAAGCTGGTATAGGATTAATTCAAAATCCCACGGGGGAGGGCTGATATCACTGCCGTCTGTTTTGTGTACAGAATACTCTGCACCTTTTGCAAAAGGACAAACACTAAATCCACCCAACAAGTCCGTAGGCTTACTAATACGCTCTACCCAATCTTTAATAGCCATTTAATACCGTTATACTTGAAATAAAATTACGACCGTTAATGCTTTGTAGCACTAGGTCAACTGTCTTAACAAGATCCTCTACTTGAATGATACTGTTAGTTTCTATAATCTTGTTATAGAGTTCCATACCGTTTTGTTCTTCTGTGTCGTAGGGATTATAAAACTGTGTAGCAACTACTCCGGGCATGACAACAATGCTCTTACACTTGCTACCACTGTGGTTGATCTCCCAGCTGGTCTTGTTAATTGCGTACTTCTCTTCTCCGTAAGGAGTGAGCCATGGAAAGTTTGTAGGGATATCTGCTAGGGGCTCAGCGGCCATACTGCTGGTATTAATGATAAAGTGTTCATCGTGCCAGTGTTGGGCTTGCCATAACTTAGCAATATCTCGTTGTGCGTATCCACTGTAGGCATTGTTGATGAATAGGTCACAGTCTTTGGTCAGCTCTATAATCTGTTCTTGATTTTCTTTCGTGCCGATATCAAAGCCGTTGTCTAGACTAAAGCCCTTAACACGGCATCCTCGACTGTCAAAGTAATCCAGCAGGCCTTTGCCAATGCCTCGACTGTGCCCTGTAATTGCTATATTTTTAAATATCATATGCTGCTTCTTTAAGTAACTCTAATAGGACAACTACTCTAGGTTGAGTAGTGTTGTTCCAAATAGAATGTGGTATGTCTACATTTAGTAAAAAGCATTGTCCTTCTACCCATGTACCTTTATAAGTGCCTTCTAAGAAACCTATATCTCCCTCTGGTACAACCAAGGGTACATGACATATTACATAATTTTCGTGCCCTTCCTCAGTGTCTGTATGCATCGGAACATATCCGCCTGCGTCGAGAATACTGTATCCCGCACCTCTACACACATCTCCAAAACTATTAACTAGTTCAGCAAGAACAGGATACTTAGATATATTACCTTCCTCCCACTCGCCCATGATCTTAACAACTAACATTTTCCATTTACCATGAGGATCTAGGCTATCTCCTATATACTGGCTGTACAACGGTATATCTGTAGTATCAAGTCCGTGTGTAGATAGAAACTCTGCTCTAAGAGCAGGTATTAGTTTATTAATCTTATCTGCAAAAACAAACTTGTTTACATCATAGTCCATTCCAATCTCCATTCATATGCCATGTTGGTCGAGCTATTGGCTCAACACTGCCTAGCATAATGATAGTTGCATCCGGTACATGCTCTGCAAGTTTTTGTTTGAGTAACCGCTCACTGTATATTCTATGCTTCAATGGATAGAACGGTGCTACTGGATCATAGTTGAATATATGACTCAAGTGTACGATTGTTTTAGGAACAGGATCAACCCATGTACTTACATCTAGTGACTTGTTCAGCACAAGGTCTTCATGTCGGAACTCGAACTTAACTGTTTCCTTGATTAATGTCCACTCTGGAATGTCTGGATCAAATAACTTGCCGCCATCAGCTAACCATTGTGAACCATCCTTACCTAAGAACGATGCTCGCTTGTTAATGTAGTCACGGACAAATGTAGAATAGTTTGTACCATCCCAATTGTCTGTGATTTCTTTCATACACTCTAGTGCAAACAAATTGTAATCCACAAAGCGAACTACAGTGTCTGCATTGTAGCCATAGGTAATTAAGTAGTCTATCCAGTTTAGTCCGCTTGCTTGTGTGACTAACTGCCTAATAGGGCCTTCAAACTCAACCTTAACTACTTCTTCTGTGTTGTGGGGATAGAACATTGTCTGCGCCGCCACTTGATTCTTACCGTACAAGTAAGTGCTAGCCTTTAGGAACGCAGGTTCGTAGTTAGGATAGTAGTTGAGTTTGTTGTTTCTAAACTCTTCGGGGAACACGAGGACTGGATGGTTCCCTTCAAACGCTCTTGCTAGAATATTCCAACCGTGCCACTTGTGTTTGTACTGTTTAGTAGTATGACCTTTCATAACCCATGTAGGAGTATAATCGTCGTGTACATTTTGTTCGCTACGCAAGGGCTCTAACTGCTCGTGTGCTGAGTAGTATGCTGGCTCGCCTACTTTAGGTTGTCCTATTTGATCGTATATTGCGAGGTTAATCAAGTAGCATTGATCGTGCAACTCATAATAACCGTCATCTCTATCGGGAATATGTCCCATCAAGAAGTAGTATTCACTGTAGATAAAATTTTCTAACTCGTTAAAGAACTCGTCACCGTTGATAAACTCTGTACCAGTACTCATGACCACAGCGTGATTGTATGTTTTGGCAGCTTCACAGAGTAAGAGGTCTTCGTCAATGCCTTGAATAACATTGAAGCCTTTTTCGTTAATATTCGAAATAACAAAGTCGGATAAGTTTTTCATTAACTCAGCAGACCATGCGTTCTGGCATTGGCTAATGCGATCCAAAACTATAAAAACTATGTCAGGTGATCCTGCGGGTGTATCAAATTTTACCATATTGCTCAGTATAGCATCTTACTAGCATATCACAAAACTCTTTGGTTCTATTACCTAGTACAACATTGGAAATCATGTGTATACGATCCTTGCTACTATGATTGAACACTGCATGGTTCTTACTAATATTGATTAGGAACATCTTGCCTTCATCCCAAGGCACTGCTCCGTGCCCTTCCAATTCCATTGTACAATTAGAAGGATGCCTAATAGCTAAGTTAATTGGTAATATGCTTAACAACGGATCAATGTTTTCTGGTATAGTGCCATCATTATGCCATGCAATGCTGCCGCCAGCGGCTACTTTCATAAATCGTATGCGAGTATAACGCTCTGCAGGAAATTGATATTTCCAAAAGTCTGTAATAGCAGGTGTACGATATGCTAGGTCCGTAAAGGTGTATGGTGCGGTGTACTCGTTGTGCCCATAATTATCAGCAGTATAAGTTTTATCTACACCTAAGCCATGCAAACAACAGCTTGACCATCCTTGGCTTTCACTATCTCTATACTCAGTATAGAATGACTCTGCTTCTAATGCCTGTTGCTTCCACAAGTCTACATTAAACGGAATATCTAATTGCAACCAAGGAATGTCTGTGTTCCTTAAGATCTTGCGAGCTAGGTCTATGTTATTCATGCTCTTCCTTAAAGGTGTTGTACTTTAACAACTGACCTTCAGATTTTGCACAAGTAGCAGAGCACACTAATAATCGTCCTTGACCATATTTCTTCGTCCATGTTTCTTTTAAGGCAGTGTAGTAATCTGCTTCAAGCACTTCGTTCCAAGTATGATAGAATAAACTAACCTTGTCACCGCCGTGTTCAGTCCAGAACTTATAAAAGCCATCCCATTCATCAGTGGGATCTAATGTATGTGTTGCACCTGACAGGTAACAACATGGTAATAGTCGTCCTTTAACATCAATGTACATTTCTTTTTTGTCTAAGCTTTCGCAACATATTGATCCTGACTCAGTAGCATCTCTAAACGACTTATAATCGTTAATGCTAGGACTAAAATTAATTACTGTTTCGCTTTGATACTTAGGCAGCGACGGTTGCTGTAGTAATGTTTTATTAGCACCATATCTAACATTGCCGTTTGCCGCATCTAAAATGTAGCGTGTATTTTCTACAGTAAAAAAGCTAATAAAGCCCATCTCTTTAGACAGTTGTTTACATGCTTCGATCTGATGTTGATTATGTAAGAATGGAATAAACTGCCAATTAGCTCTTCCGCCTGCGGCGATGAAGGCCTTAATGTTCTCCATTAACTTGTTCCATCGTACATTAACTCTGTAGACATGATTCAAGTCTTCTAACCCATCGATTCCAAATATAACATGGTCATTAGGTCCTAACAATGCTCCCAACTTAGCCCACCACTCTGGAGTCTTCATGCCCCCATTAGTAGCAATACCGATAGTCTTACTAGAGTTTTTAGTTTTAATCTTCTCAATTACTTCTAAGAAATTAGGTGCGGCACATGGGTCGCCTAGTGTTCCGCAAAAGTCTAAGTCTGCTTGCTGATATATTTCGTCAGGGATTCGATCGTAAAACTCAGTAGGCAAGTATGTCTGTTCAAACCAGCTATAGTCACCAAATCTATCTTCTCTAAAACATTGCGGACATGCCGCATTGCAGATAGTGCTTGTTTCAATTTGAATTCGAGTTATCATAGTCTTTAAATATTGTAATTGCTTCTTCCCAAGTTAAGCCTGCTTCTGGAGCAGACTTACGACTAATGTCACAGCTAATGCACCAGCGCGGCTCTTTAGTATGGTTGGTTATGTTATGCGGCACACCTGTTTGCACTAGACTTGGCCAGCGTACTGGTTGTGAGTAGGCATGTGTGACTTGTTCTGGTTGATACAGTGTATAAGGAGTATCAGCTTGGGTAGCAACTTGTTCTGTAATATCTTCTGTTGGGTTTAGACTGTACCAGTGCATTATACTGCCCACTCCCTGCACAATAAAGTTCATGCAGGCACGGTCAGTTAGACCAAATCCATCAATGTGAATGCCGCATTGCTGGCCGGGTGGTGTGTAGAATATCAAAGGCGGGTAAGTCATGACTAGATCTAAACTGTCTAACCACTTGGCAAACTCTAGATTAACATTATCCGGGCTAGCGAACCATATCTCAGGATCTGTGCCTGTTTGATTTAATACACTAGCATCTTGTAAAGGATGCAGATCAGGAATAGTTAGGTCTAAACAATACTTGTTCACTTGGCATATCCTATAAAGTTAAACAAGAACTTGGCTTCTAAGCCCATGTTCATACCACCGTGCCACTGTTGCCAGTCAGCCCATTGGTAAACATTGCCTTGTGCTTCATTGGCGAACACATGATCTTCTAACACAAACACTTGACCAAACTTAGGTTGACTAATGTGACAGGTAAAGCGCAAAGGCTGGCCTTGTGCTAGCATTTGTTCTTCTTCATCTGTTATGTCGTAGTGCCAAGGTACGCAGTATCCCGGAGGTACACTAGTGATCCAACCACCAACTACATGCGCTCCAACAAAGTCAGCGAACTTGGCAATGACTTCTTCTGGTACTTCATAGTCAACCCAGCCTACTGCTTGGTTGCCTTCATAGCCTGCTGCCTGCCAAGTCTTTCTAAGCTCTGCTACTTTAGGATTTTCGTGGATGTCATCTTCTTGATTGCTGCCACGGAAGCGTCCTTCTTCTGTACGCAGGCGTGCAACTAGTTCTTCCCAGTTAATAACACTGGAGCTATTGCCTATAAATTTCATTTAGTTGCTCCTAAGAAGTTAAACAAGTACTTAGGTTCAAAGCTACAGTTGCCGCCAGCATGCCATGCACGATGGTCGGGCCACTGATATACATTACCTGTAGGTTGATTGTGGAACACATCCTCTTCAACTATTAATACTTGACCTAGTACAGGCTTGCTAGGGTGTGCTGTGAAGCGTACCAGCTTGCCCTGCTTGAGATAATCTTCTTCAAAATCATCTATGTCCCAGTGGTAAGGCGCATAACGGCCCGGCTTGATCTTACTAACCCATGCTCTCACACCGGTAGTATCAGTGTATTCTTCAAATTGTTTAATGTAGTGTTCACTAAAGTGCTGCCCTGGATAGTAGTTAATCCATTCAACAGTGCCCGACTTGTCGTAGCCTGCAGTCTTCCACATATCAATAATCTCATTGAAGCGACCATCTTTGTTTTGATAAAAGTCAACACCGTAGGATCTAACATCCCCGTCCTTATCTTTAATTTCTTCTAGTAAGGCAGACCAGTCAACAGTCTGACAGTTGCCTATTAATTTACATTTCATTTTACTATCCTAAAGTACTCCGGCACAAGTGATTCTAATTGTGTTAAATGATCTTGCTCGACACTAAAACTAACTTCACTGCCAGTGAACTTGAAGTTATTAATATGCCCATCTCGGTTAGCATCATTAAGCCACGGGCTTATATGATTGTCAAACAAATAACGATAGTCGTATTTGTCTGTAGCTTGTTCTATTCTTACATGCACAGGATTTGCAAGCTCGTTGTCCCATAGCAGTTGTCTAACTACTAACTGTACACGAGGTATTTGACCAAAGTTTGCGGCGCTATGTATGCGTCCTGCAAGCATATCGTACCATGTACGATCTTGTTCTAACTTAAACATCTGTTCGTTAGTTAGATCAAGTAGGAAACTTTGATTGCCTGTTAGACTCAAGTGCCAACGGTCATCAATATCTGCATGACTGTAGTAGCAACTACCTGGCTCTAATGTAATTAAACGAGCTTCGCCTTTATCATGCGGCAGTGTATCTAGTATGCGTTCCCAAACTGTTCCTTTGAACTCAGTTTTAATTTCCCAAGGATTGTAAAAGAAGTCGCCTGTAGGTTGATTAATAGTCTGCTTGAATCCGCCAGATGGCAAGTTAGCCAATGCTTCTTCAAAGAGTTCGTTTGGTACTTGGTGTCCGGAGCTGTATAACATGAAATATTTATGTGCTACTTTAACTAGGGTAAATATTTCATGAATCTACACTTTAACCCAGAATGGACAGACATTGCTATCAGCGTGTCGGGCGGCGCTGACTCAGCCTTATTGGCTTATATGGTCTGCGAAGCTGCCTACGAACAAGGCGCAACTATACACATTATCAATCATGTGAGATGTTGGAAGACTAAGCCGTGGCAACAAGACGATGCTGATGCCGTTTACCAATGGCTGTTCCAGAGATTCTACCATACTAAGTTTAAGCGTCACACTAACTTTATTGCCCCCGAACTAGAGTACGGCAATGTGGGCCCTAATCTTACTGACGAATATGGCAAGAAGGTGTCGGGTGATAATATTCAGCAACGAGCTTATGCAGAGTACATCTGCAACAAGTACGATATTGATGCTTACTACAACGGAGTCACCCGCAATCCTCAGCTGGCATTTGCTAATGGTATGGTTGAGCGTGACATTACGCCCTCTGAAGCCAACCGCCATCTTGAAGTTATGCAACACATGGGTCGTTGGGCTATACATCCCTTCCGCTTTGTAGACAAGTCTGAGATAGTTAAGAAGTATCTTGAGCTAGGTATTATGGACCTGTTCAATCGCACACGCAGTTGTGAAGGTACAGTTGCAGGCTTAGATTACACATCATACAAAAAGGGACAATATGTCCCCGTCTGTGGTACCTGCTTCTGGTGCAAGGAGCGTGAGTGGGCGCTTAACTCAAATGTGCCAACTCTGGAAATACAGCCTTAAAGTCTGTCTTGCGTTGCTTGTCCATAGTGTTGATAAACTCTTTAAAGTCAGGCAACAAGTAGCTTTGATCTTCACTGTCCATAAAGTCTAACATACCTTCCCAGCGTTTCCATCCGTAAGGGTTAGTGACCCAGAACTCTTTGTCCTGCGTATAGTTTTCCCATAGCCATCTTTTAAGTTCTTCAAACAGTTCGCGGACTTCTTCTTTATCTTCTTTAGGTAAGACCCGCACATTCATCCATGTAGGAATCCATAACAAGTGTGCATTAGCAATGCCACCGCCTAGTTGTTGTCCTACTACATTGGTGCCCATGTTAAGTTTCTTGAAACCACTGTTAATCTTCCACTTGATAAACTCTGGAATGTGCTTGATGTTTAACAGTTGCACAGCTAGTTCAATGTTAGTATGAATATGTTCAGGCGCAGCCTCCAACTTCCACAGGACTGCTTCTAGTTTCTTCCAGTTAGTTGGATAGCGAATGTACTCTAAGCGTTCGCCGATGCCATCAATGCTGATACTGAACTTGACCTTACGGAAGTGTTTCCATAGATCAATCATGGCATCGTCTACTAGTAGGCCATTACTGTTGTAGCGCAGGAGAATCTTGTCGGCATAACCTCTGCGAATGATCTCTTCCAAGAATATTCTATGCTCTTTGATCAACAGGGGTTCGCCGCCTGCGAAGTATAGTTGTTTAATGTTAGGGATCTGGTCAAAAACTTCTGCCCAGAACTCCGGCTTCTCATGCCAGTAGTTGTCAAAGTCTGCTTGATTCCATTCCATCTGGCTACGGATAACAGGACTTTGAATGATAGGAAATATTTTCTTGTGTTCAGCGACCCACATACTCGAATCGTGTGGACTGCACATAATACATTTTAAGTTGCAGGTGTGTCCCAAGCGTAGGTCGAGGTATTGTAGCTTGTATGGAACTGAACCATCTTCTTCAGTTTGCTTAATCAGCTCGGGAATGTCTACACCTTCGTAATGCCAAGTGCCTGTTTCCCAGATGCGCTTACTGCTAATGCCCTGTGCTTCTTCATCGTAGCACTTTTTACAACTAGCAGGTACTGCCCCTTCTAACATGGTCTTGCGTAGACTCTTCATGTAGTCGTTGTTGAAAGCTTCGCTGGGTAAACTGTTTCCAAAGTTAGCAGGCTCCCCATCTTCTTTCTTAACCAATCCTACAGAGTAGTCGCCCGTGTCAGCACCACTTGCATTAGCCACACAACATACACGCATATCTCCGTTTGGACGAGTTGCAATGTGTATCCATGGTAGGACGCAGAAGCTAGGGCTTCCTGCAATGTCCGTGATCTGTTTCTGCCAACTGCCTATTTGCGTTGATTCTGGTTGAAGCCAAAATACTTTTTGTGTATGTTCCATGGAAATATTTAGTGGAGTTAAGTGCGTATATAAATATTTCATGGACCGTATAAGAACAGCACCCACCTACTCAGCAGACTATTTAGAAGTAGATAGACCTAGCCCAATTACAGACAATACAATTGAACAATTGATCCGCGATGTAATGACAGGCAAACTAGATACGGATATTACTGATAGCGTTTACACTAAATTCAAACAAGAAATGACCAATTGGTTGTTTGCTAGTAAACTTAATAACATAACAGGCTTTGATAGTTTTGATCGTGTTGATATCATTAATGGTTGTACACAGTACATTGATAACTTGTATATGCAAGGGCCTGTACAAACTATCACAGGTGACTACAGATATCACCAGCGTTTAGGACTTGGCTTTACTAAGGATGTAGGTAGTTTGATACCTGGTGTTCCTTTAATCATAGCAATGCCATTTCCTAGTACAGGCGCAGTACACTCAAACATAGAGGAAATATTACATGAAGCGACTATTAAAGGTATTGCTGTGCATATCGATGGGGCTTGGGTCACTTGCTGTCGGGATATATCTTTCGATCTGGGCCATCCAGCAATTCATTCAGTCGGCATTAGTCTTTCTAAAGGGTTAGGGCTAGGGTGGAATAGAATTGGCTTACGCTGGACTAGACAAACTGGTGCTGATAGTGTTACAATAATGAATGACTTCCGTATGAACAATCGTGCATTAGCTATGATCGGCTTGCATTTTGTTCGCAACTTGCCGCCTGACTACATGTGGGTAACACACGGAACACGATATCGCAGAGTATGTTACGACTTTAATCTTATGCCAACGCAAAGCATTTACCTTGCGCTTAAAGATAACAAGCCTGTAGGTATTAGTCCACTAATAAGGTATTTAGAGAATGCAGACAAGTAAAACATTTTGTATGCACCCGTTCACAGGGTTAGCAACTAGAGAAGATGGTGCCATACAAGTGTGTTGCCGTAGCCACCCGATTGGTAATGTGCAATGTCAGAGCTTAGAAGAGATCTGGAATAACAACACAATGACACGCATTCGTAAGCAAGTGCTGAACAATGAGCGTCCTAAAGAATGTGAACCTTGCTTTAGTCTAGAAGACCAAGGAGTTGAATCGTTAAGACAACGACACATCGAACCTAAGATTCCAGAAAGCCGCATTACACTGTATCCTAATGCGTTAGATAATCTATCGGCAGACTATACAATGCCGTTTGAGATTCCTACAATGGAACTTAAACTGAACAACTTGTGTAACTTAAAGTGCCGCATGTGTCATCCGATGGATAGTACAAGTTGGAATGACTGGAAAGAAGTAGAGGAGTTTTATGTTAAAGAAAATAACTTTATGGTGCAGGCCATTAAGGACTTAAACTTAGCAAACAAACCCTACTTAGATAAGTTTACAGACAATCCTAAATGGTGGGCTAGCTTAGAAAAGCTATTGCCTTACTTTCGTCGTGTAGAATTCGCAGGTGGCGAGCCGCTAATGGATCCTACCCACTATAAAATCTTAGACATGTTAAAGCCTTATGGACATCAAATCGAAATCAAATACGCAACTAACGGAACAACTACAGGCATTAAAGGTGGAAGAAACATACACGACTACTGGCCGCATTTCAAATCAGTCGCAGTCAATGTATCGATCGACGGCCTTGACAATAGCTACGAGTATATTCGTGGTAATGGTGTGTTTAATGATGTTGTTGCTAATATAAAAACTATACAAGCAATTCCTAATGTTACTCGTGTAGTAGGTGCTGTTGCTGTGCAAGTTAGCAACATCATGGTCCTTGATAGAATGATTGAAAAGTTCTTAGACGAACTAGACATTGTTTTCTACACTAACATGGTCAAGTACCCTAATGTTCTAAGCATACAAACTATGCCTATGGAACTTAAACAAATTGCGGCGTTGCGACTGCATTTGATTAAAGATAAGATTCCTGATTACAAGATGGTTAAGAAGCATCCTATCCTAGAGCAAATTACACGCAAACAAATCGAAGGTGTAGTCAACTTTATGTTTGCCAAGGACGAAAGTCATTTGTGGAAGGATACTATTGAGTTTAACCGCAAGTTAGATGCGAGTCGTAATCAGAGTTTTACTGATGTAACTCCGGAATTCAAGCCGTATGTTTAAAGTTACCAGTCGCTGGCCGCATCAAGGATCTATTAAAGTAGAATGGAACCTTGGCAAGCGTTGTAACTACGATTGTAGCTACTGCCCAAGTAGCATACATGATAACTTTAGCCCGCACACTGACATTGAAGTATTGAAAGTTGCTGTAGATAAACTAGCATCATTAGGCAAACCTGTCCGTATAAGTTTTACAGGTGGCGAACCGACTGTGCATCCTAAGTTTAAGGAACTGGTGCAGTACTGCAAGCATGTAGGTATTAGTTGGATTAGCGTAACGACCAATGGCACATTGCCTTATGAGTTTTATGCCAGCTTGCCTGTAGACCAGTTAGTGTTTAGTATACACATGGAGTACGATTGGATGCGTGTGTTTAACACTATGGAAAGCGTTGTTGACTCAACAAAGATAAATGTGATAGCACAGATTATGGCCCACCATGATCATATGACAAATGTAAGTATATTGCGTACTAGATGCTTGCTAGCACACATTCCAAACACAGTTCGACGCATACGATGGACTGAAGGCGACCACGATTTGTTTGATGACATGCGCTACAATGCAGATGACCTTAACTGGATCAAAGAGCAAGACGCAACCGTAAGAGAGAATGTAATATTTTTTACGAAAGCAGATGACGGATTACCAGTTTTTGCCCACGCTAACGATATGATTAAGAACCATCAAAATAAATTTAAAGATTGGTCCTGCAATGCTGGTATAGAAAGTCTAATGATTAACTGGGACGGCGATGTACATCGTGCTACTTGTCGTGTTGGCGGATCGCTAGGCAATATCTACGAGGGTACATTCATGCAACCTGTAGATCCAGTAGTCTGCGACAGGAACTTCTGTACCTGTGCCGCAGACATTCCGTTAACTAAGTTTAAACTTTGATATTTGTGTTTCTGGTTGGCAGAAACAATTATTGATTCCGCAGATAACAGGTTTAAACTCTGGGTTAAACTGTTCCACAAAATCCTTATCTAGTATGTTGAAGCTATGGTCTAAGCCGTAGAGCTTTTGTTGACAACTACCTGCAATGCTTCCATCCCAGTGAATGTAGACTGCTTCAAGCCCTAGGTCACAACTCCAACCTTTAAAGTTATTCCAGTTGTTATTGATGTAGGCTTGTGGTCGTGCATTAAGTGTCTTACCATTAGATAAAGTTGCTTTACTTTCAAAGATACGCATTTCACTTGCTAACAGTTTAAAGTTCTTGATAAACCACAGTACACCCGGAATGCGCTTCAAGCCTTTCTTCATGTACTGCTTCTGGTCTGGAGTGTACCTGCGTTCTTCTGCACTAATAATCTTAATGCTGTTCAACGACATGTGTTCTGGCTCAATTACTTCAGCGGCTTGAATGAACCACTTGTGCTTACTGTTTGCTCGCATGTATTCAATGTCAGCAACACCTTGTTCCCAGTTATACGGATCCATTAATACTAGTGCGGTGGTCTTCTTACCAAGTGCAAACATAGTATCTGCTACGGCAATATGATGATCACGGTCGCCTTCCGCAATGTGATAGCTAAGTGTTACATTGTCAATTAGGTGTCCGTACTCTTTCCACCAGCGTAATGTTCTACTGCCGTTAGAAATAAGTGTTAGGTACACATCATTTTCTTTCTTAATGCCGTGAATGAAGATGGCTAAGTCTTTCCACAGTGTAGGCTCACCGCCTGCAATCTTTAAATGAACTTTAGTCTTACCTAACTTCTCTTTGTACTGCTTTAAGAAGTGGTTGAAATTCTTGATAATTAAGTCAATGTCTTTAGGACTCTTGTAGTCGCCATCATGCGATCCTGGAAAGCAGTATCTGCAATCAAAGTTACACACATTGTTTGGGCACCATCTTATTTCTAAGACATTGTCCGGCTGTGTTGAAACAATTTTAATAGGCGTTATCATCTCTGTTATCCTGTACTTCGAGGAACTGGTCGCTCGGTTGTGAAATTTCCGCACTCGTAAACTTACCGCAAACTCTTGCACAAGTAATCATCTTCTCTTCATTCCAATACTTGTGCCAGACTGTTTGCCAAGGCTCTGAGTCGATAATGTTGCGTATGCCTGTTGTTGCGTTTAGTTGTCCTAAGTCAGCAACAAGGTTAGCATACTGTGATTTAATTGCGTAATCAATGCTTGGGTCAACAAACTTATTGTCGTAATAAGTTGTTGGAATAGAACTTACCCAACAGCATGGCAATAGTTTCTTGTGTGCATCAATATAGATTTCCTTTTCGTGCTGTGCATGGCAACTAATAACTGCTTCTGCAACTAACTCTTTATAGGAATTAATAATCGCTTTGCTAATAAAGTGCAAAGGTGTATCTGTAGGCGGCTCAATCGTATGTGTATGATTGCCTTCTTTGTCTTGTACTTCGCAAAACGGTTCTCCAACAAAGCGTGAACTATTCTTTAAAGTAAATCTAGCAAAGCCCATCTCAACGCTACGCTTACGGCATTCTTCTGCTTGATGCTCGTTATGCTTAAACTTGATAAATGTCCACTCTGCTGTTCCGCCAGCACCGATAAAAGCCTGTGCGTTACGGATTACATTGTCATATGTTGTGCCAATGCGATGTAGATGATGTGTGTCTTCTAAACCGTCAATGCCAAACATAACTAAATGATTTTTAGGCAATGCCTGAGCTAGTGATTCCCACCACTTGGTATTTCGTGCGCCACCGTTTGTATGAATGCCAACAATGACATCAGGTGCATTGTCTTTAATGTGTTGGCACATTGCTACTAAATCTTGATTAAGAATAGGATCACCAAAGTTGCCGCAGAAGTAAATGCGTTCAACTTGATCCAAAACTTCTTGTGTGATAATTTGCTTAAACTCATCCAGTGTCCAGTCGTTTAAACTTAGCAACGGATTAACCGGGCCACCGTGCTGATTACGAGCACACATAGGACATGATGCTTGGCAGTTGTTTGTCACTTCTAAATGAATCTGCTTTAGGTCTTTAAAATTAAACATTGTGTCCTATTACCATAAATCTTTTATACAGGGGCAATTCAAGTTCCCCTGCCCATAGTACTTCAATACCGCATTGTGTTTTAAACTCTTCTAAGTCTTTCGCGGTACGAACATGCTCAGGTATTCTATAATCATTACTCTGTAAAACTAGCAATGTGTTGTATGGCATTCCGCTTAACCACAAGTCGTAGTCGTCTTGTGTAATATGCTCACAACTAGTATTGATAACAACATCAGCATCACTACGGATAGAACACATGTCAGCCGTTACTGCACGAAATCGCCCCTGCATTTCTTCGATCTTATTCATCATACTAGCAATGTCTTCAACGGCTGGATCAATATCAACACTACGAATATTAGCAATAGGGAACTTACTTTGAAAGAGCATACTGGCCAATGTGCCAACCCAACCGCCGTGTATATCAATACTAACTGGTCTGGAACTAACTGAGGTTTGTGGGTACACTTTTATCAACGCATCAATTAACCATTCTTTGCTTGCAATCTGCCCTCGCCAGAAGGCATCCATTGTCCGCATAGGATCTGGACTCTGGCGTATTGCCTGCATCCAGTAATGTAAGTGTTCTGTATCTATTTGCATTTTGGTATCTTCGAGTCTGCTGAACTAACACAACTAGGTGTAATACATTTTTCAGGTCTATCAAATAATGTAAAGTTATCTAATGTTCCTAATTCTGCCGCGTGACAACTATATGCCCGCTTAACTTCGTTGCCTCTTATTATAACACTCTGATAGCCGGCATTGCAAGTCCAATCTTTAAACTTGTTAAAACCAAACGCATTAAACCGTTCTGCTTGATCTAGTAAATGTTCTGTACCGTCTGCTTCGTATAACGCAATTTGATATACTTCTTCGCCGTGTGCTCTTTGCGGAAATCCTTCACGCATCTTGTGTATCATGTCTTCAGTATAGCCGTCAACAATTGAGCTAGCAGTTAAATCACTTTGCGGTTTGAGCGTTACATTAATTCCACGCTTGTGTAATCGTTCCATGCGCTCATACAGTTCATAAAACTTCTCAGGCACCATAACTTGATTAACTGTTACATGAACTAGTTCGTATTGTAACTGTAAACACTTGTCTCCAAACTCTTGCTCTTTAGCAAACTCATCGTGGAAGCTGGCTGTAATACTTCTGCGTTGTAACATCTCAGTATTCTTACACCAAGTGTTCCACCATTTGCTTCCGGGACTTAGGTTAGTAGTCATGTGTATACTTTGATAAGAACTTTCTTTCTCATCTAAGTGTTTAATTAACTCATGCAACTGTTTGTATGCTGTAGGCTCACCACCGCTGAATGACCAGTGGAATTGATTAAACCCATTAGCACGAGCTTGTCGTTTAATCTCGTCTACTGTACTTTTATACAGTTCTAGGCTTTGGTAATCCTGTACATCACTTCTAGCATAGGGCCAGCAGTAACTACATTTATAATTACAGAACCTTCCTAATATCCAACTGGTTGAAAATAATGGATTGGCTAGCATTGTACGCTGTCCAAAACGAACTATGTTGTTAAATGGTATATTAGAAAATTGCATTGAATGTATTTAATACGCAGAAAATAAGTCCAAATATTTCAGCCAAATAAGGTTGACATTCTACCCAAACTGCTATATAATACAAGTGTGGATGTGAGTGGAACATGGTATACCTCCTCCAATGCTGGTACCCTAATCGGCAACGGAGGGACGGGTCTTGCTCTTAGAGCGACTTTGTAGGTTCGAACCCTACCATCTACACCAATTTTAATTATGCTTAGAAAGGCATTGTATGAAGAAGGTTTTAGTACTACTGGCATTGGTTGTAACAAACGCAATGGCATTTACTGACGACCCTACTGCACCGTTTGATGCAAGCACTTTGATGACTACTAAAACAACCATTAGCTGGGAAGTTGTTCCTAACGCTAATGCCCGTTGTCAAGCAGAAAGCAAGAAGCGCGGTTACGGTGGCTTCGGTAGTAAAGTCGAAGCATGTTCTTTCTGGGATAAAGGGTTGACTGGTAATAGTTGTATTATCATCACAAACAAATGGACTAGTATGCATCAACTAGGACATGAAACACGCCACTGCTTCCAAGGCGGATTCCATAAATGAAAGAGTACGACCTACAAGAAGAGATCCGCGACTGCTCGTGGATAATGGCTAAAATTCAAGCCGAGGATCGACGCTATGCGCAAAACTTATATGCCGCTTGGTGTAACATGCAATGGTGCAAGCGTGAACTTTGGCCTGTACTATCCGAACGATACTGGTCAGCAAGCTGGCGCGGCGCAGGTGGTATTGTAGCAGATCTTCGCGGCAAGGGCGAGGACTACATGGACTACTACTGTAGCGGCATGCGTGGTGGACTTAGTGTTGATGGCAAAGAAGATGACGATTACTTTGAAAAAACCGGCTATGCAAGCGAGGGAGAAGTAACCGAAGAGATTGCAAAAGACCTACACGATTTAGGTTGGATGCCAGTGCCGTACAACGATGACTTCGTTTAAGTAAATACAATATGACAACCTACACTGTAGAAGAGCTGTTTGAAGATATACCCGGGGACCCGGACAATATCATTATGAAACTTCCCCCAGAAATTTGCGAACTGCAAGGATGGAAGGAAGGGGATACTATCAGTATTGTAGTCGAAGATGGTATAATGGTGTTAACAAAAGTGAGCTGATATGAACTCAATTATGGAAACTGTGCGTGATGTTTGCAACAAAGTTAGAACTAACTGCAAGCACGGAACAAGTTTTCATAATTTGTTAGTTATGTTGCGCAGAGAATTTAAGCGTCACGAACTTGATGTTCGGGTAAAAAGTGAACGCAATAAAAAACTCTTAGACGAGGAGTTTTACATCAACGCATACTACGATGCTGAAGATGATGACACATATGAAACTCCTATTGAAGTTGTAGTACATCACAACTTTGACAAGGCCATGGTGTGGGATAAGAAACATGTTACAAGTTTTCTAGTCCAAGTGTTTGATGCAACTGTACATGAATACAAGCATCAGCGTCAAAGCCGTAAGAGAGGGCATGAGAACTTTTGGGACCATCCTAACGGCGCTTATCACTATCAAGAGTACTTAATGGACCCGGACGAAGTAGATGCTTACTCACTAAGCATTGCTATTGAGCTTTGCCGCAGTCTAGGCAAATACCGAGCACTTAGGTATATGAGTAAGTTCACTGCACTCAGCAAGTTAAAATTCCAAGACACATTTGTCAGCCCAAATCTTAGTGCTTACATTGGACAGTTTGGAAACACTTCTACTCCGGTAATAAAACTGTTAGCCAAAAAGGTCTATGTGCGCCTACAGAAGATTGACACTGACTGCATTTTCGTGTAAAATATAGTTTTAATTATATGAGAACCGCATGTCTGCTCAGGTCAAATCGTACCCTCTCCAAACACTGCTAGAGTTAGCATGTTCGGCCCAACGGGTTAACGAGTCGTATGTAAAGCAAGCAGAAGCTATCGTTACTACTGACAACAAAGTTGTAGGGTACAAGTGGCCCAATCGAAGTTTAATAACATTTGCACTAGGCGAAGACGGTGCTACTTATAGTGACCCGCTTATGCGTCCTGTATTAATTAAACCTACAGTAGAAGATCGTACCCAAGCTACTGAAATTCAAAAGTTTTATCGTAAACTAGCGTTCACTGCAATCGAAGGCACTGACGAATTTAAGACAACATTGTACTTCTTGCTTAACAGTGAAGAAGTGCCAATGAACAAGCTAGGATTCATTGCCTGCTTACCTGCACAGTATCTCCGTGATCAACTAATGAATCGAATAGAGAAATTTTCCAAATCAGTTGAACCTGGATACTTAGGGCCAATTGGTTCAGAGGTACATGATTTAGATTGCGAAGTATTGAGTTGCAAACGCTCAAAGACTTATGACGCTTACAATGTTGATGCTATAATCAACAATATGATGGTCAGTTGGATGGGCAAGAATGAGTTTGTGCCTGGGCCATGTGTTATTATTAAAGCAAAGATTAAAGACCATACTCTGCATTGGAAGTATGAAAACGCAGTAACTCGATTAAACTATGTAAAGGCCGCACAATAATGTATATTACAAGAGAAGAAGTACAGAAGATTTTGGAAACAATGGACAAGTTTCCAGATGCACAGTCCTTTAAGTTGGAAGAAACAGGCCATAGCGGCATTGGTAGTATTACCAATTTAATTGTGCATACCAAAGTGAACGGCCTCAACGGCACATTTACTGTTGAAATCTCAGGCGTGGAGAACTGGTGATGAATGAAGATCAAGAATTCATAGAATACGAAACATTTGCCAAACGATTGGAAAAGTCTTATCCAAAAATGTACGGTGGCAAATACGGCGGCTTTGCTGTGGGCAAAGGTTGGTACCCTATCATTGAAAGATTAAGTTCCAGCATTCAGCAACATATCGAATTTAAAAACAGAGAAACTGAAGTTTGCCCACAAGTTGTTGTCCAGCAAGTTAAAGAAAAGTTTGGTGGGCTTCGTTTCTACTACGAAGGTGGCGATGAATACATTGCTGGACTAGTGTCTATGGCAGAATCGTGGGCAGGTATTGCTTGCGAAGATTGCGGCGGCATTGGCAAGCGCCGTGGGGGTGGTTGGGTGCGTACATTATGCGATAAGCACGAACAAGAACGCAATGAGCGTATTGAAGAACAAGCCCGTAAAGACGGCTTGGAAATGTAGGTTGACGCTCAAAACAATGTATGTTATAATACATGCAAATAGAGAATTATTGAAAGCAGAAAATGAAAATTAAATTAGTTAGTGATTTACATTTGGAATTTTCGGATTGTTTTGTAAACAATAACGAAGGAGCTGATGTACTAATTTTGGGCGGTGACATTATGATTGCCCAGGATCTGCACGACCACCACGCCGCTGACTTTAATCCATACAGCAGTGGAGCATTGGCAGACCTTAGCCGTAAGATGCAACGAGTAGCTCGCTTCCGTGATTTCCTGAAGCGTTGCTCATTCCAGTTTAAAGATGTTATCTATGTTGCCGGCAATCACGAGTTCTACAACGGTAAGTTCTATGCTGGCATCGACTACCTGCGTGACGAATGTGCCAAGCATACTAACATTCACTTCCTTGAGTGCGATACTAAAGTTATTGATGATGTTACTTTCATCGGTGGTACTTTGTGGACTGACATGAACAAAGGCGATCCTTTGACTATGCATGCCATTGAAGGTATGATGAACGACTTCCGTATCATCCGCAACGATAAGCGTAACTATGCCGCGATGAGTGCTAGAGATGTTGTAGGACGTCATGCTAGGACTTTGCAATACTTTAGAACAGTATTGGCTGAACAGCATGACAAGAAGTTTGTTGTGGTCGGACATCACAGTCCAAGTTTCCAAAGTGTGCATGAAAGCTACGCTCATGAAACTTTGATGAACGGTGGCTACCACAGTGACTTGAGTGAGTTCATTTTGGATCACCCGCAGATTAAACTGTGGACACATGGACATACACATCACCCTTTTGATTACATGATTGGTGAAACAAGAGTAGTATGTAACCCCCGTGGTTACGAAAACGACGGATACAGCGAGAACACTGGCTGGGATCCTACTAAAATTTTGGAGATTTAAAATGACAGATAAAATTACAGTGCCTGCAATGCTTCGAGCGCTTGGCGACAACAACAAGGGCTTTATGGAGCAGGTAGCAGAACACATCGAAAAGTTGGAAGGTGAAATCGTGCGCCTGACTGCTCGTGTTAACGAACTTGAAGCGAAAGAAGCCAAATAATGAATAACATCAAAACTGATGTAACGGATCTTGAAGCACTCAAGCCCTGGCTTAAGAGTATGCTTCAAATGGGAGAAGTTGTCGTAACTTTTACAAAGAAGGACGGTACTGAGCGTGTAATGAAATGCACAACTAGTACCGAACTAGTTCCATTGGTGGAAGAAAAGGTACATGTTACAAATACAGATAACCCTATTGATTTTCCAGTGCCCAAAAAAGAAAAGAAAGTAAACGAGGATGTCATGCCCGTTTATGATTTGGAAAGCAAGGCGTGGAAGAGCTTCCGTTGGGATGGTATCAAAACGGTTAACATTACAATCGGGGAAGAAAATGGCGACACTACTTCGGCACAGTGATACTTGTCAAGTCAAAATGTCTATAAATTCCAAAACTGTGGAAGCAGTAGTGGATCAATTTATTTTTGAACAAACACTTGACATCATCCTGAATAAGAGTGTAAAATTAAAGCTAAGATGGAACGGTAAATGCTACGAAGGCAGAAGTGCTGGGATGGACATTGAAAGTGCTGGACCTACTATATCATACACACAGACTGGAAGATAAATGAAAATTGGACTTAGTTATAGCCGTTGCGTTCGTGACATCGTAGACGGTGCTGTAGATATTGAAGATGTTCTAGTCGTTATTACACGGACAGATTTTGATCCGCACAATGACGAACAATGGACTAGCATTTGGCAAGGATACGGCGGCGGTCAAACTGTTGGTAGCTTGTGGAGTGCCCCAGAATGGGCCAACTATCCAGCCGATGCTGAGTTACAGTTCCGTAATGTTACACGAAATCTATACGACAGCGGTAAGATGCATCAGCCACGACAGTTCGGCGCACACCCTACTCGTCGTCCGGAAATTTGGTTAGAAGCAGTGTTGCCAAACTCAGAGCTAGCGGCAAATCCAACTGCTAAGGCAGCATGGGATAAGTTCCAAACTGTTGCCGGACTTACTAATGTGAAACTTGATGAAAGCTACAAATGAAATATGTTCTATTGTTGTTGGCAGTAATGCTAACAGCTTGTGGGCCAATTCCACAAGAAGCACCTGTGCAACAATCAGAGGTTCGACAACCTGACGAAAACGGTTGTGTTGTTGATACTTCTAGTAATCTAGTAAGCGAACGACAAGTAGGTAAAATTACCAATTTGGTTAAGGAAAAGGACGAAGAAGGTGCTATTGGTACTTGTACTGTCCGATTTGATTTAACTGTTGACGGTAAAACTTATCATTTGGAAGAAACAGAAAATGGGCTAGAACAGCTCGAAAGCCTTTGCTACTATGCTAGAGAACGGGCTCGAAAAAATCTACTTTTGGATTTGGGCGGAACTTTCGAGAGTAAAGCCACGGTCAGTTGTCGCCAAACGGGCTCTTAAAATCTAGCCAAAAGAAGTTGACGCAGAACTCGTTTTGCGTTATAATATACACATACAAACACAAAAGGAGTTACTATGTTAGTTGAATTTAGATATCGAGTTTATTTGTCAGATCGTACTTTTGATACGACTTTCAAAGCAACTTCAATCAATGAAGGTGCAGAAATTCTCAAGCGCCAATATGGTGCAAATGATGTAATCGGTATGGGCGAAGTTTACTAAAAGAAAGAAAGTAGCATGAAAGTAGTTCTAGCATTATTTTTGGTTACCATGTTGTCTGCTTGCTCCACTGTAGCCGGCATTGGTAAAGACATTCAATCGTCCGCCGAATGGACAAAAGACAAAATGAACGGAAAATAAAATGAAAAAGTTTCTAATTGCACTTCCACTTATCGCCCTGTTGACCGCTTGTGGTACTACAGATCCGTATGCTAAACGAGCCGACGCAGAGCGTGAGCGTGAAGAACGCATGGCAGAAAAGGCTTTCAAACAAACTCCCGGTTGGTTTAAAGACAATCCCCGTATCAGTAACTCAGCGGTCTATGCCTACGGTATGGCCGAATCTAAGAGCCGTGAACATTCCGAGTTCCTAGCTAAGAACTTTGCTTATGGTAAGATCTGTATGAGTGCAGGCGGAACTGTTAGCAAGCGTGGTCGTGTTTACCAGACTAACGATAACACAGTTAGTGAACAAGTTATTGTCAGTGCATGTAACAAGACTGACATTACTGGTATTGAACCAGGTAAGAAAGAAGTGTTCCTAGTAGGCACCAAGTATTACACTTATGTCGAAATCGTACTACCTACAGGTGATGCTAACATCTTGCGTAAAACTAAAGAACAAGCTAAGTCTAATGAATTGGCTTTGAAGCGTTCCGCTGATGCATTTAAAGAAGTTGAGCAATGAAAGCATTACGATTAACTAAGGCTTTCTCAATCTGGCTTGCAAAGGCCTTCATTGAGAAAGTCGTTGAACAGCACTATGCCTACAAGGAAGAGTTACGCCGCCACCCGCCGTTGGCAATCCTGCTCTGGATAATTTTAAGTATTTTCTGGACTGGTGGCATGGGCTTTACTGTTATGGCACTATTTGGATCAACTATAGGCTTTACAGTTGGATGGGTTTCTGCTATACTATATCTAGTGTATTCGATTTTTAGCAATCTGTACACACTCTTCAAACGAGACCGCCGTGAATTGTTTGAAACAATTAAAAACTCTTAAGGAAAATAATGACAAGACTAATCCCAACGGTTATTGAATCAGAACCAAAAGGTGAACGGGCCTACGACATTTACAGTCGTTTGCTCAAGGACCGAATTGTAATGCTAGATTCGGATGTTAACGAGCATACTTCTAGTGTGATTGTTGCACAGTTGCTCTTCTTGGAGAGTCAAGGTAATGAAGACATTACTTTCTTTATTAATAGCCCTGGTGGGTCCGTTACTGCTGGCCTTGCTATTTACGATACCATGCAATTCATTAAACCCGATGTCGCCACTTATGTCCTTGGACAGGCTTGCAGTATGGGTAGTTTCCTCGCACAAGCAGGATGCGCCGGTAAGCGATTCGTGCTTCCTGAAAGTCGCACAATGATTCATCGTGTTAGCTCTGGTACTCCGGGCACACGGGGTAGCGTTCATGTACAAGATTTGCAGTTTGAAGACGCAAAGCGTAGTTTTGAAGAATCAGTGCGTATTAACAAACGCCTAACAGAACTGTATGTGCGTCACAATACTGCGGGCAAACAGTACGACGAGCTGTTTAACACCATGAAATTTGATACTTTCCTCAGTGCGGACGAGGCTGTAGCCTACGGTTTAGCTGATAAAGTTATCTCAAAACGCCCATAAATTGATTTCAGAGTGGGTTACTAAATAATAGTGCCCACTCGGAGATTAAGATGCGTAAGGATTTTAACTGGAGCTTGTTGGACCGATATAACTTGCACACTATGCTTTACAGCGTAGGTAAAGAAATTGTTGGCAAAAAGATCGAAGTTAAGACCCTACAAAAAATATTAAGTACGCATATTAAATCGCACCTTCCTGTTAAGGTGGTACGCAAACAACGAGACTCAAGTCAAAAGCGTGGCCTAGTTTATATGGGTGGAGCTTATTATTCTGACTACGATAAACAAGGGTACACCCGCTTTATTGAAATAGTGCTGAGCTATCATCCGTTAGATACTGTAGTCAAACTAACAGAATATCGTTGGAATAGATTGTGCTCAATCTTTGCTGATACAATCCTACACGAAGTTATCCACATGCGCCAATACCGCAGTAGAAACTTCAAAGCAATTCCGGGATATGAAAGTACAGCCTACTTACACAAGCAAAGAGTTACCCAAGAGTACTACGGTGACCGTGATGAAATGGGTGCGTTTAGTTTCAATATCGCCTGCGATATGATTGATCGTTTTGGACTCGATAAGCTAACTATCCAAAAGTATATGGATAGCATGAAAGCCAAAAAGCATAAAAAATCTACCTATCACAGATATTTGGCAGCATTTGATTGGAATCACAACCATCCAAAAATTCGCCAAATGAAGAAAAAGATTATGCACCAATTGGACTATGCGTTTGTTGGTAAACCATTTAAGACTACAAATCACTTGACATACTGATAATTAGACTGTATAATTGTTATATTAAGTTAACAAAAGGTCTAAAATGAGCGATCCTTGCTATCAAGTTATTTCTTCTTTGGAAGATCATCCTAGTCGTTTGAATAAAGAAGCTATTGTTTTGGCGCAAGCTGAAATGGGCAATACTGAATTCTTTGCAGGTTTGAACCTAGCGTACAATGCAATGGTCACTTTTGGCCTTAAACAAATTCCGGAGAAGACAGATGAAAATGGTCCTGGTATCAATTGGGATACTTTTAATGGTGTCGCTCAGCGTCTGCGTAATCGTGACCTCACCGGCAACGATGCTCGTGATGCCGTTGCCGCACTAACCAAGCAAGCTACTAAGGCTGAGTGGAATGGTTGGTACCGTCGTATTCTTATCAAAGATATGAGAGCCGGCTTTTCAGAAAGCACAGTCAACAAAGTAACCGAAAAGAAATACCCGCAATATGCAATACCTGTTTTTAGTTGTCAGCTTGCACACGATAGCGCGAATCATGAGTCTAAGGTTACTGGGTCTAAGCTCATTGAAGTCAAACTTGACGGTGTCCGAGTTATTACAGTGGTCTATCCAGATGGTCGTGTTGACCAGTATAGCCGTAATGGAAAAGAGCTGGTAAACTTTCCGCATGTGAAAGAGCAAATTGCAAAAATTGCACATTCCTTTAATGAGCCTATGGTGTTGGACGGTGAGATTATGTCCGGCACATTCCAAGACTTGATGAAGCAGATTCATCGCAAGTCTAGCGCAAAGGCCAATGATGCGGTGCTAAACTTGTTTGATGCTATCCCGTTGTCAGAGTTTGAACTCGGCGAAAGTGATACTACACAAGAACACCGCAGTGAACGGTTACTGAAATGGTTTACTAAGCACGAAGCGCAGTTGTCCAATGTAACAGTTGTGGCACAAGAGCTAGTTGACTTGGACAAGCCTGAAGGACAAAAGCGTTACATGGAAATCAATGCATTAGCTATTAAGGGCGGATACGAAGGCATTATGCTTAAAGATCCAAAGGCAGGTTACAAGTGCAAGCGTTCAGTGGCTTGGTTGAAACTAAAGCCCTTTATTGAAGTGTCGCTTACTGTTACCGCAGTTGAAGAAGGCACTGGTAAGAATGTAGGTAAGTTGGGCGCATTAGTATGCGAAGGAACAGACGATGGAAGAGATATTGTTGTCAATGTTGGTAGTGGCTTTTCTGATAATGACCGTGAAGCTTATTGGACTGCCCGTGATGAGGTGGTTGGTAAAGTGGTCGAAGTTCGCGCTGATGCCATCACACAAAATCAGGATGGCACTTATTCTTTACGCTTTCCACGATTTCTCACTTTCCGAGGCTTTGCAAATGGCGAAAAACTTTGATATCAAACGCAGTATGAACAAGGACCTCGTCTACGGGGGCTTGTTGGAACTGGCTAAGAATCCTCGCGTTTGGTATGAAAGTGCTGTTAGTCCGGATTATAGCCACTTGACAGAAGATGGAAAGAAAGCTATTATACATGTTGTAGAGAATATGTTCCGTGGCTTACAACAAATTCATGCTCAAGAAATTAAAGAAGAAGCAAAAAGACAAACACTGGAATCACTAAAGTGAAATTTTGGAGCATCATGTTTGCCACGCTGATTGGTGCTGTTTTGATAGTTAAATCAAACCAGTCCGATGTACGCCTATTCTGTGCATACGATCGAGTATTCATTGAATTCCAAGATGGCTACACTACCTGGGGTACGATAATGTTAGACGACCAAGGTGCTCCTATTCGATGTAGTAATGAAGTAAAAACAAATACAAAACAATTAAAGGATACAATATGAACCCGTTTCGCGACCAAGAGAAATTCATGAAGGCCTGTGGCCAAAGTACTACTGAGTTCAATGCTGATCAATTCAGCATGTACTTAGGATTGATTAAAGAAGAATTCGATGAGTTGATGGTAGCACAAGGCTTTGACTTAGCTACCGGCGACCGAGTTAATCCAGCTGATCCAAAAGAAACATTAGATGCTCTACTAGACATTTTAGTTGTTACTATTGGCGCTATTCACAGTGCTGGCATGGACGGTGAAGGCGGTTGGAAAGAAGTTATGTCAACTAACTTTGCTAAGATTGACAAAGAAACTGGACTCGTGCGCAAGCGTGAGGACGGTAAAGTTTTGAAACCAGTAGGTTGGAAAGCTCCTGAACTTGCACCATTTATTAAGAAAAATGTATAAAGTAAAATATTACATGGTAGGCGGAACCTTGACTTCAAAGGTTTTTCCTAACCTACACGAGGCAACAATGTTTGCCGCTTTTAAGGCGCCCTTCCAAAGCGTTTATTCAATCAATAAGGTTTAAGATGGCACGATCACATTATTGGACATGCAGTAAATTTGCAGACTGGCTTCGCGGTACTCCCAAGCCAGGTGCAGAAACTAGCGAAGGCTGGGAAGCATGGACTGAGAAAGCAACTAAAGCTCATCCATTCCGTTACTGGCTAGCTGATGACGGTCTTGACTATCTTCAAAAGATAGTGTTCTACCCTACAGACAAACTATATGATCTCAAGTACTACATTAATAACCGTTGGGTCACTCGTACTCATTCTCTTACTGCCCATCCTCGCGATATTAAACCTGGGACTTGGATGGATGTGGGGAACCGCTTTCTCCCTTGCCTATTTAATGAGTTGCAGAATTTTGTGGAAGTGGAACTAGCATGGTGGCACATTGCCTGGGAAGATAAGAACGCCCGAGCAAAGTACGAGGCTCCGTTCTGGGCAAGTGGTTGGTTCCGCTGGCGTACATGGCGCTGTCCACAAGCCGGGTTAGATAATCTCGAATGGCAACGCAAGCTGATATACGACACTGACTACGCCGGCATGAACATTCCTGAAGACAAGAAAGGCAAGCCTACTCCACAAGCAGTTAAGGCACAAGAGTTGTTGGACTTGTACAACTGGTGGACTGTAGTTCGTCCTGCTCGAGTTGATCCATATGAAGCAAGTGGTTGGACTGCTATTTGTGAAGAGCGTCGTCAACGCCGTGTAGCAGAAGGCAAGAGCGACAATTTCTTTGCCAGCATGAACGATAAAACTCCTGCTGAAGAGAAAGCTACTAAGAAGTCGCTGGATAGACTGCACAAGATAGAAGCAGACTACGAGAAAGAAGACGAACAAATGATGATTCGTCTTATTAAGGTGCGCCACGGTCTATGGACATAACTATACGCACCGGCGACAAATTTATCGCCGAAGTATGGGAAGACCACGGCGAGATGCATCAACTTGATGTATTGTCAGAAGAACGGTATGTCGAGATTAATCAGTGGTGCATTGATAGTCTCGGCTATCATGCCCGAACAGCATATCATATATTTGAATTTAAGAAGCAAGCCGATCTTGAGTGGTTCCTTTTAAGGTGGCACTAAGTATTCTATGAACATTAAAAATTTGTTTCTAAATGAAACTAAAAAGCAGTTAGATGAGATCGGCCCGGGGATGTGTCTTGCTAAATGGACACAAACAACCTTACACTTAGGAGTTGGGCACACGCACAGTTGCCATCATCCTAAAACTCATATTATTCCAATTAGCGAAATTAAAAAGAATCCTAGCGCATTGCATAACACTAGCGCAAAGAAACTAGCACGACAAGAAATGATGACAGGCAGCAGACCTAGTGAATGTCACTACTGTTGGAATGTAGAAGATAGTGCGCCAGCGGGTGCGGAAGTTTACAGTGATCGGGTGTATAAGAGCAACGACAGTTGGTCTAAGCCCTACTTCAATAAAGTAAAGGAAGTAGGCTACACAGGCGATATTAACCCTGCGTACCTAGAAGTCAGCTTCAATTATGCTTGTAACTTTAAATGTGCTTATTGCAGTCCAGAGATTTCAAGCAAGTGGATGGAAGAAATTAAGCAGTTTGGACCGTACCCAACTAGTAGAAAGTTCAACAGCATTGACCATGTAATTGCACAAAACAAGATGCCGATTGCAGAGCGTGATGAAAATCCTTATGTTGATGCGTTCTGGGAATGGTGGCCGGATCTATATCCTACATTACACACATTCCGTATCACAGGCGGAGAGCCGTTGATGACTAAGCATACATTCCGTGTGCTAGATTATATCATTGAACATCCTAACAAAGACTTAGAGCTTGCTATTAATACTAATTGTGTTGTTGAAGACAAGTTGTTTGACAAGTTTATTGAGAAACTTAAAATCATCGAATCACAGCGACTAGTTAAGAGTGTAACAGTCTACACAAGTTGCGAAGCATTTGGCGCTAAAGCTGAATACATTCGTAACGGACTAGACTACAATAAGTGGTTTTATAACTGTTGTAGAATATTGCGTGAAGTACCTACATTGCACTTTGCAATCATGAGCACTTACAACGCTCTGTCAGTAACCTCATACAAAGAGTTCTTACAAGATGTATTGATTCTAAAGCGCAACTATCGCAAGCCGGGTAGGGAAATTACAATCGATATTCCCTACTTAGATCATCCAAAATTTATGAATGTTGGGATTCTACCCAAATCATACAAGCCGATGATTGAAGAACAGATTGAGTACATGAAATCTAACCAAATTGGATTTTTTAATAGAGTCGGGTTCAAAGAAACTGAAATTGCAAAATTGGAACGGATCCAATATTTGTTTCAAGACACGCCTGAAGTAATTAACCAAAAAGACTTTTACTTGTTCTTTACCGAACACGATAAGCGTAGAGCTACAGACTTTTTGGCTACATTCCCCGAAATGGCGGAGTTTTATGCTTACTGTAGGAGCCTTTTTACTCTTGACAATAAGTAAGATTGATTGTATAATATACATATTGTTTAATACACAGGAGTGATAAATTGGCAACTAAAGCAAAAGCACCAGCAAAGTCTCGCATTACTAAAAAGCAAGTAATTGCTCACCGCACTAAAGTAGCTAAAGACCATAGCCCGACTTGGGAAGGTTGCGAGACATGGGATGGCGACAAGTTCCATAAACACTTCCGATCAGCAATGAATTACTACCGCTTGGAATCAGACATTAAGTCTTACAAGCCTGTAGTAGTTCGTTGGATGGAATCCGCTGGCTGTACTAAAGCAGATATCACAGCATTCAAGAAAGTTAAAGACAGTCGAGTTGGTACTACAATGGGTGCTGTTGCCGCTTGTTTGAATCGCGGTATGACGCCACTCCGTGCTGATTTTAATCAAGGTCGCGATACTGCCGCTTGGTTGCGAGCAGAAATTGTTAAAGTTATTGCAGAAGGCAAGCATGACATTGACCCAGATGTGCTTGCAGCCGAAAAAGAATCTGCAAAAGCAGATGTATATACTCCTTCAATTCAAGAGCGTGTGCGTGAGTCAGCAATGCGTATGACTGAAGAAATTGAAAATGCTATTGAAAGTTTCCAAGTCGATCCAGAAAACTTTAACCCTAAAGAATTTAAGATGCTTAACTTGCTCAAAGCAGTTGAAGCAAAGGCAGCACATTGCCGCATCATTAAGGAATTCTATAGCAAAGACTTTGCAGAGTTGAACGAGCTTGCCAGCGGTACTAAAGATCAACAGTTGGTAGAAGGTTATAGTCATCGTACTAAAAAGCAAATTAAGACTTTGATTGCGTTCTATCAAGAGATTATGAGTGCGTGTGACATGCTCGGACAAGAAGCTAAAGTTAACCGCAAGCCTCGTGCTAAGAAGTCAGTACCTGCTGAAAAGTTGGTTGCTAAGTTGAAGTACAAGAAGACTGACGAAGCGTTGAAACTTGTGTCGCTCAACCCAGCTGACATTATTGGTGCTAAAGAGTTGTGGGTATACAACACTAAGACTCGTAAGCTAGGTCGTTATGTTGCCGAAGAGTACAAAGAGTTGGGTGTAAAGGGTACTTCACTTACTGGCTTTAATGAAACTCAAAGTGTATGCAAGACTTTGCGTAAGCCAGAAGAAAAGTTGAAAGAATTTAAGGCGGCTGGTAAGGTGCAGTTGCGTAAATTCCTAGACGACATCAATGCTACTGACACTATGATGAATGGTCGCTTCAACGAAGAAACCATTATCCTTAAAGTAGGTTAAAATGCGCCTGCTGTTAATGCCACTCGCTTCCAAGTGTTGGTAGCAGTACAGATATAGATGTAGTTAGCATCCCATGCAATTTGGCCAGCGGTACCTGCACCGCTTGAGGTTTTAGTTGCAAGGGGTGCGCTAAACAATCCAGACACTGTAGAAATATTATTAGTTACACTTAAACTAGTCAATGTTCCAACGCTAGTTAAACTACTGCCAGTGACACCGCTTGCTAATGTTGTTCCTGTAATACCCGATGCAGGTACTGATCCAGCACTACCGTCGATGCTGACACCTGTTAAACTCTGTGATGCACTTGCTCGGTTAACTGCAACACTCGTGGTACCCAAATTGAAACTACTCGAAGTGTAGAACCCATCAGTTACTGTACCGGCGTTTCCGTCAATACTTACACCAGTTAATGTCTGGCTAGCACTTGCTCTATTGTAAGTAATAGAAGTAGTGCCGATGTAATGTGTACTTGTTGATAGCGCAGTATTCTCCACATTACCTAATCCAACCTTTGATGATGAAATTGTCAACCAAGTCGGATCACTGTAGCTACCTGTAGTAACAACTCCGTTAGTGGCGGTTCCAGCGTTACCGTCGATACTAACTCCTGTTAATGTTTGACTAGCACTTGCTCTATTGTATTGAATACTTGTTGTACCGATATAATGAGTACTAGTAGACAATGCAGTATTCTCCACATTACCTAATCCAACCATTGTGGATGTTACACCAGCTACTGTTCCAGTAAATGTTGGATTACTGAACATCGTAGCTTTGCTTTCGTTTGTAACATTTCCTAGTCCTACAAAACTTTGACTAATAGTCAACCAAGTAGGATCACTATAACTTCCGGTTGTGACAACACCGTTAGTAGCAGTGCCAGCGTTTCCGTCAATACTAATACCAGTTAGTGCAAGACTTGCACTTGCTCTGTTGATTGCAACTTGTGTAGTTCCAATATAAAATTGTTGATTGTCTAAAGCTACTGTACCAGTTGTTGCTGGTAAGGTGATAGTTGTGCTATCAGTGCCGTCTAGGGTAATTGTTTTTTTAACAGTAAGTGTTTTGCCTTCTTCAATTGCAAGAGTTGAACCTGTTGCTGGAGCAGTAAATGCTACCTTATTAATACTTGTTGCGGTTGCTACACCAAGTGTAGGAGTTATTAAAGTTGGACTGTTGTCAAATACAAATCTACCAGTACCAGTTGCACCAGTTGAAGTAACGCCCTCAACAGTTAAATGTCCAGTAGTTGCAAACGAATCTACAACACTTAACTGATTAACGGTCATTAGGCCTAAACTAGGATTATATGTTAACGGTGTTGTAGTCTGATCTAGATACATTGTATCCATCTGGTATGTGCCAGTGATCGGATTCAATTCGCCTGCACCTGACGCAATCGTAATCGATACAAATGTGTCAGTTACACCGGGTGCGGCTGTAACTGGAATAGTCCAGTAACCGTTAACAGTACTGTAAGTAGCTGGGCCGGTTGCTGTGAAGTTAACTACGGCGCTGTTAGACACTCTAATAAGGCTGAATGTCTCAGTTTCAATTATGCCAACGAGTGCGGCTCTGAGTGGTGCAGACACCCCAAACGGATCATTTGTAGTTCCAGTAATACGCACTTCAGCAACGGCGGCAAGTATATCGCCTGATACAAAGTCACTAGCACCTGCACTAAATGTTTGAGTTCCCGGAGGGCTACGAGTAAAAATAGGGTAGTAAGTACCGCTATTGTTGTTTTCAGTAATAGTAGTTAACGCACCTGTGCCGTTACCTGTGTTAACAATAGTAACCTTGTTGTTTACTTCATCTGTAACTAAGCTGATGCCAAAACCGGCATCTAAGTTTAATTCGCCAGCGACTTCCTTAGATATTGCTGTTCCGGGGGTGCCGGTTCCGGTGACTACAACTTTTCGGTAAGCGTCTGCGATTGCTGGATTTAGGGCCATAAATATACTCTCTTTCGAATATTTATCGTATTTTAAGCATACACATTACTACCCTAAACTAAGATAAATACTTGAAAGAGACCCAACTATGGCACAACTATTCAATATTCAAGACGACAAAGTCGTTATCAACAAGCTAGCTCTAAAGTATTTAGAGGGAAGCGTAATCCACGCTGGTTCCTTTGATATTGTAGGATCGGCTAGCGTACAGAACAATCTAAGCGTTAAAGGCTCGATTACTGTAGATACTTTAACTGTTAAGAACTTAATTACAGAAGCAGGCAGTGCAGGCGAAGTTGGCCAATGGTTTAGTGATGTAGAAGACGAACTACAGGGAAAAGGGTTCCAGTGGGCTAGTGCAAATACTGTTACTCAGCTTAGTTACAGAAACGGCGGAACATTGTGGACTAACGGTAGTTTTGACTTAACTAAAGACCGTGCTTATAAAATCGATAATGTTGCAGTGCTGTCGGCTAACGAACTAGGCCCAACTATTACTAAGAGTAATCTTAAAGAACTAGGTACACTTAAAAAACTAAATGTACTAGGCGATGTCGACTTAGGTGAGTTTGCCTTTTTTAGAGGCGGCTTTAATCGTTTAGGTCTCGGTACTGATCAACCTAATGCTACACTAAGCATTGTTGAAAGTGAAATTGAAATTATTTTAGGAAGTTCAAATATCGGTGTTGCAGACATCGGAACTTATACAAATCATGATGTCAACATTATTACTGATAATACTGCTCGTATTGTTGTTAAAAATAACGGCGAGGTTATAATTGGTGATGTTAATGCCAAGACTGGTGTCTTGCGTGTTAACGGCACAATCTATGCAGACAACCTAGTTTCTGATACCCGTGTTGAGCGTTCTAGCAGTTTAGAATTTAAACAGACTAGAGATAACACAGTATACGGCAAAGGTTTAATATGGATGGGCGAAGGCTCAGCTAAACAGTTTATTCTAAGAGCGGGCGGGGATCGTTTTTGGAGTTCTGAAGATGTTGACTTAGCCGCAGGCAAGTCATACAGCGTTAATAATCGTGTAGTGCTATCTGAAAGAACTTTAGGCGACAGTGTTAGTTTTTCTAAGCTAACTACCCTAGGTGAATTAGAAGCATTAACTGTACAAGGCCCAAGTACTTTCTTTGGTGACATCAATGCAGTAGCAAGTAATCTACATTTAAAATCTGCAATCGTAACAGACGGTACACAACAAACTATCATCAAACCATCTGGTATTGATTCTGATAAAGGCATTGCACTAACTGTAGGTGAAGCTGATGTATTCTACGGCGACACTAACGAAATCACCATCGGTAACAAGTCAAATACTCGTAGACCAGTTAAAGTCTACGGACCATTGAGCGTTGGTATTAGTAATCCAGACCCTACATTAGGATTAGCAGTAAGCGGTGATATTAGCTTTGCAGACAAGCGTTTCTTAACTGGTACTGCTATCCCTACTACTGGCACTTTTAAGAAGGGCGACATTTGCTGGAATTCAAATCCGCAAGACAGTAGCTACATCGGATGGGTATGTATCATTGAAGGTACCCCAGGAGAGTGGTTACCGTTCGGTGCTATTGGTCGTCAATAATTACAGGCCTGTAATTAACTAAGTGTTTTCCAGTACGCTAGAGGGCGTATAAATACTGTATAGAGAAAATAATATGGTAAGCAGAAAAACACAACGACTAATCGATCAAAACAATCGTGATCTAGATCAAATAAATGAGCAGCGTAGGACTTGGTTATACGCTAGTTCAATTGTAGTAGTGTCAGTTCTTGTCTTGATTTTTGGATGGGAATGGCTCGATCATTTTCATTCTAAGACTATATGGTGGGTAGTTGTATCTCTAATCTTAATCATTTCAGTTAACTGGTGGTATTGGACTATGCGTGTTATGCTTCGTCTTATTAATCATCAAAAAATCGAGTTTAGCATTATCTCAGAATTGCTAACAGACATTAAAGAGATCCGTAAGGAAGTTCGCCAATTGGGCGCTCAGGAACTTGACAATAAGAAATAATCCTGTATAATTATATTATGCGGTCTTAGGCATTCATCCCGCAATATAAACTCTGCATGTCATTGTTAACAAGGAAACTAAACAATGGCAAAATATCTATCAACAAAAACATACGGCAACGACAGAGGTCTATCTTGCTGTTTTAGACAGTGGCGCTCAACACATAGCCACTGCTCAACACTACACGGCTACTCAATTGGCATCAAACTAATTTTTGAAGCTGAAACATTGGATAGCCGTAACTGGGTTATGGACTTCGGTGGTCTCAAAGCGTTTAAAGAGTGGAGCGAGCACATGTTTGATCACACTTTGGTAATTGCAGAAGATGATCCACAACTAGCGTTCTTCCAACAAATGGCTAACCTAGGTGACCCATTAACTAGCGGAACTGGTGCAATTAATAAAGTAAAACCGCACGAACGCAGAGCAGTATGTGACTTGCGTATTGTTCCAGCAGTTGGTTGCGAAAAGTTTAGCGAATATGCTTTCAACACAATGGTTGATATTCTCGAAACTTATCAACGAGGCGAAAGCTGGAGTTATGTTGACGCACAAGGCAACACTAAAACATTCGAAAACCGTTACCCAGTTGGGCAAGGTGTTAAACTTCGTAGTGTAGAAGTATTTGAACACGGTGCAAATTCAGGTAGCTACGAAGCATGAACGACAAGCAATGGTTAGAAAGAGTGACCATTGCCTACAAAGAGTATAGCCGTCAAGTAGGGCCCAATTTACAAACTGAGCAATTCATTGACTGGCTGTACAAACAGTATGGCATTGTGATACCAAAGGATAATAATGTTTAATTGGTTTAAGAAAGAAAAACCATGGGTTAGATTTTATTCACTAGATCAAAATGTTTCAACGATATACCCAGTAATTGAAAGTAAGTTAACTGAGCGAGACTGGAATAATCTAGGAAATCTAGAGCGCAACCGTCCCGAACAAGGTAATCAAACAGTTCTCAATTGCCCTGCAATTAAGCAGATAAATGCCACCGGATATGTTCTTAGAGCACCTGCTGACTTTATTATTAAGACGGGGCCGCATATAGAAAATCTGAGCTGGGAAACTCCGTTCTTATTTAAACGCCACTCGGGAAAATACACATTCAGCGGCACTGATTATTATGTTAGCTGGCACAGCCCAGCTCAAACTGAGCCAATTATCCCACGAGAAATTCCAAGTACAGATCGAGCATGTCTACATGCCGCTGTTAAAGTTGAGACTCCTTGGAGAATCAAAGCAAGTGACGATATTGTATTATTACAAATTCCAGTTTCTTACAATAACGAAGCCCGATTTACTGCGGCAATTGGTATAGTTGATCCTCGATACATGCACTCAGTTAGCGTCCAATTATTGTGGCATGTGCTAGAAGGTGATACTTTGGTTAAAGCTGGAACTCCGTTAGTCCAATATGTTCCGATCAGCCGAAGTCTGTTGACAAAGGGTGGAGTTGAGCTTATAATTGATACAGCTACTCCGGTAGACTTAGAAATTGAAGATGCGTATGTGTACTCTAATCACAGTCGCTTTCCCAAAACGGACAGCGTAGGTAACAAGATTAGAATTATCACAGATTTGTTTAACTCGTTTAGAAAAAAATACCCGAAAGCTAAAATATGAAAAAGATTGGATTTGCTTGTAAATGGATTGATCGTCCTGACCAAGTAAATGGCATTGATAAAAAAGATGATGCTAAACAATACAACACTGGAAGCACAACTGTCGCTTGGCTTCGCCGACAAAGCGAACAAGTAGCTGAAGAAAAACTGTGGGACTTGATGAAAGGTAACATCGAGTCTACACGCAAACTTGTAGAAAGAGTAGGTAAATTAGATGAACAATCCCGAATGGTTCGGCTTAGCAGTGATATACTTCCTGTTTACACTCAGTCTGACTATGCTTACTTTTGGCGCTTACCAGATGTCCGTGCTTATATGGAAAAGGAATTCGCTAGGGTTGGCGATTGTGCAAGCAGTTCTAATGTTAGGCTTAGTATGCACCCTGGCCAGTTCACTGTTCTTGCTAGCGAAAACCCTGGTATTGTTGACCGTAGCATAGAAGAATTCGAGTATCATGCAGACATGGCTCGTATGATGGGCTATGGTAAAACATTTCAAGACTTTAAAATTAATGTACATATCTCAGGTAAACAAGGCCCTGAAGGTATCCGCAAGGCTTACAAGCGCCTTTCACAAGAAGCTCGTAACTGCATTACAATCGAAAACGAAGAAAACTCATGGGGGTTAAATGATTGTCTCACTATATCTGATATTGTACCTATTGTGCTCGATATACATCATAATTGGATCCGAGAAGGAGAGTACATTGATGCTGATAGCGATAGTGTTAAACAGGTTATTGATAGTTGGCGCGGCGTTCGCCCTACTCTACACTACTCAGTTTCAAGAGAAGACGTCCTCGTCGGACATTGTACAAAAACTCTGCCCGATCACTCAGCGTTGCTTATGAGTGGTTACAAAAAGCAGAAAATGCGAGCACATTCTGACTTTTACTGGAACAAGGCTGTTAACCAGTGGGCTCTTAGCTTCTGGGATAAGTTTGATATTATGTGCGAAAGCAAAGGCAAAAACCTAGCATCGCAGGAACTAAAGAAAGAGTACAAGTAAAGAAAAAGCACCCGAGGGTGCTTTTCTTATATCAATTTGCACCAGCTATGCCGGTTCGCATTGAGAGGTTATTTCGCTGGCTTAGCCTTTGGCTTTCTTGGAGCTTTAGGTTTAGCGATACCTGGCTTTTTTGCGGCTGGCTTTTTTGCTGGCGCTGTCTTAGCAGGTGCCTTCTTAGCAGGTGCCTTCTTAGCAGGTGCTGCCTCTACTGCCGGAGTTGGTTCCGGTGCAGGTGCTGCCTCTACTTTATACGGTGCTGACATTACTGGGCACTCTTCCGCTTTCTTTTCAACTGGTGTAGCACCAAATAATTTTTTAATAAATCCGAACATTTTATGTTCCTCCCTTAGGTTTTTATTTATGACCATATTATAAATGGCCGATGTTCTTTAGGCTGCTTACCGGCATATCCCAAATCTTTCTACGCTCTACTCCCTTCTCTTGAGCAAACTTCTTAGCATTGCAATTACTGCATACATGGTAGAAGTTATTACTTACCCGTTCCGGACTCATAGATCCTTTATCACGAGTAAATGTCTCTCCACAAGAGTCACACCTGAATACCAACACAGTTTTCTTTCGTCGATAAGTGTGGTCTTGTCCTAATTTACTAGGTCTAATGTGTTCTGTAATAACATATTCAGTTTTTATGAACATCATGTATTTACATTAAGATTACAAAATGCGTTTGATAAATATCATATCGAACTAACAATTCAGCTTCGGAGTTTAAAGAAAAATGGCAAAACAAATAATTGATATTGGTATTCAGGGTAATGACGGCACAGGCGATAGTATTCGCGAATCGTTCCGCAAAGTCAATGATAACTTTAATGAAATTTATGCGGTATTCGGCGTAGGCGACGGTACTATTAATTTTACAGCGTTAAGTGACACACCTGACAGCTATTCAGCTAACCAACTTATCACAGCAAATACTAGCGGAACTGCACTTGCGGCTCGTGACTTAGAAGCTGGCGCGGGCATTACTATTAACAAGAGTAATCCTACTAAGATAACAATCTCGTCAACTGTTGCTGGTTTAGTAAGTGATCCTAAGCCTGCACTAGGTGCATCCCTTAACACTAACAATCTTGCAATCGGTCCTATTGCAGACCCAACCCCAGAACTAGCAGGCTACTGGGAATCAATCCACACTGGACTATCAATCAGCATTGACCAACTGCCAGTATCAAAAGGGTTTGCTGATAAGAACTACTTGTCAGCAACAGCTATTACCCAAGTTAACGAAGACTTGTCCACTACTATTATTGGATACCGTGTTGATTTACCTATTGAAGTTAGATCAGAACCTGTACTACCGCAAGTTGGCGAAGAAGGATATGATTCAACATTAACTGGTAACTATTTGTCTACTGAGCCAGTACAGCGTAAAGACGTTGTATATCGCGGTGGTGATAGAATGACTGGTAAGTTATACCTAAATGATCACCCAGCTCCGTTAGAAGGTTTTGGAACTCCAGGCGGTGCCGCTGACTTGCAGGCAGCTAGCAAGTTCTATGTAGACAATAACAGCTTCTCAAGTAGTGTAAACTTATATGTTGCTACTAGTGGTGACGACTTACAGACAAAGACTCCTGTAGGTAAAGAAGGCCGCTTCTGGCAGTATGCATATCGCAGTGTTGGCGCAGCCGCGTTGGCAGCAGAGAATTTAATTTCTACTGCTAGCCAAGAGCCTGGACCTTATAGACAGCGTTTAACATACACTATTGGGCCTGATCAATTCTTCTCAACAGTGCAAAGTGTTACCCTAGTTGACGGTAACACTCAAGTTGAAGGCTACCAAGATGCTTACGACTTATTAACTTTAAACAAGTCATTCATTCAAGCTGAAACGATTGCTTACATTAACAACAAGTATGTTAACGAATTTACATACGACCGTGTTAAATGTCAGCGAGATGTTGGTTACATCTTAAATGCAGTAGCTAACGACTTATTGTTAGGAACAACTTACAATTCTACTATTGCAGGCACTGCATACTTAAACTCTACAGCATCAAATGTTTTAGCGACTCAGTTGACACAGACTATCGATGCTATCAACTTTGCTAAAGATCAAATTGTTAACTTCTCGTATGACGACGGAGCCTTGAGCACATACATCGGTCGTGTGATTGATGCAATTTGTTACGATTTAATTTTCCAATCTAACTATCAAAGTATCCAAGTAGCATTATACTTTCCGTACTCCGAAAGCGATCTAAGTGCTGATCAAGTAACTGAGATTCTAGCTGATGTATTAGGAAAAATCTTAACGCTTATCGGTGAAAGCTCGCCTGATGCTATAGCTAGCATTAACGAAAACTTTGGAATAATCTTAAATATCATTCGTGGTGTAGAAGTTCCAGAATTATTGTTGCCAGAATTACCAAGCACTGCCGCTGGTCAAACATCTGCTAGAGACTTGTTGTTAAACAACATTAGTTTTATCCAAGCTGAGATCGTATCTTACTTAGGTGCAGAATATCCAAACTTAGTATACAGTCGCGAAACCTGCAAGCGAGATGTACAGTACATGCTATGGAGTATTGTATACGATATCATGTACGGTGGCAACAGCCAATCAGTATATGCAGGTCAGCGCTATTATCAAGGTGCAGTTAGAAACATTGCAGACAGTGAAATTACTGCAACTATTGCAAGTATCAACTACATCAACACACTAGCACAGGCTATCATTAGAAACGACAGCCCTTCAATTGTATACCAACAAAGTTTTAAACAATATCGTAACGAGACATACATTAACGGCGAGTTAGTTGCGACACAAGTTGAAGACAACTTAGCAATTATTGCTGACATTGTACAAAGTCTAAGCAATGTACCAGTACCAACTTTACCTACAGTTAGCGCAGCCGCTGATGTATTAGAAGCTGTTCGTACTGAAATTCTAGCTGAAAAATCTACATACCAGTCAGATGCAGTCACTTATGTTAACGATAATTTCCCAGTCATTAACAATCCAGCGGCATTAGAAACAATTGCCGACTTGTTTAAGATTGTTACAGATTTATTAGAGCTTGGCCTAACATATAGAGTTCCATCTACATACACAAGTCCAGCAAGCATTCCTGCAGGTTATACAAGTGCAAGAGCATTGATGCTAGGCAACGTCGAGTACATCCAAGCTGAATTAGAAGCTTACTTGGCGAATCAATTTCCAACACTAGTGTATGACGCTGTCAAGTGTGCTAGAGATATTGAGATTTTAATCGAGTCAGTATGTTATGACTTGACATTTACTACTGCACTTAACCCAGTAGACAGTGCATCAATCTTTGCCGCTCAACAATACTGGAACGGAGAAGCTAGCTACTTACCTGTAGACGAAAAAGGTCCAACATTGGCAGCATTCTTGTTCGTACAAGATTTGTCTAAGCTAGTTGCATCATTACAAGATGGTCCAACACTATCAACAGTTTCTCAGTACAAGAACTTGGCTCTAACTGGCGGTGAAGATGCTATTCAGACTATTGATAGATTATGGAATAAAATTACTGATATCGTTGATACTAACCCGGCGCAGACTAGCATTGTTGAACCAGATTATGCTACATTAGGCACTGTAGAGTACAGAGGATATCGAACACTAATTGTTAACAACGCATCGACTATTGCATCAAACACTACTGCATATCTTGATGTTACTTACACTGGTTCGTTCCAATACGACGAAGCAATTTGCTACAGAGACTTAGGTTATATCTTAGACGGTATGGCCATTGACATCATTACTGGTGGTACTTGGCAAACTGTTACCGCAGGTACTAGCTACTTTAAAAATGCAAGTGCTCGTGCTGTTGCAATTGGTACGCAGTACACCGAAACTGTTGATGCGATTACATTTGCAAAGACCGTTGCATTACAAGTTCTAAATCAAAGTACTGCTAACCGATTCCAGTCATTAGTAGTTCAACAGCTTGACGAGAACTTATCACCGGCGCCTGGTGCAATCCAAGCACTTAGCAACAACATGGATACTATCCTTAGCATTATTGCTAACGGATTTGGAGCAGCTCCTACTCCGACATTTGGTACAGGTATCTACGAAGTTGTAGTCAGCAACGGTAACAACGGTTATGTTGACCAAGGCGCTCCTGGAAACAACGACATTATTCCTGCTAAAGTAATTGTAGGTATTAACTCAAGTGCATACGCTACTATTGTAAAATATACTCCAGGTAATGCTGGCAGTGGCGATACTATCTATGTAAGATTAACTAAGCCTGGCTTCTTTGCTATTGGCGAACAAATTGAATTCGGCGAAACTGTTAAAGACCTTAACATCACAATCTTTGTTGAATCAGGTATTTACTACGAAGACTATCCAATTAAGTTATCTGCAAACTGTTCTATCAAAGGTGATGAATTCCGTAGAACAATTATTCGTCCGCGAGATCGTATCAGCCAATCACCATGGCGTAAGGTGTTGTTCTACCGCGACTCAATTATTGACGCTATGGAACTTGGCCTAGTTGATCGCACTGGTACTGACTACGCAACAGAAACATCAATTAACCTTGGTGGCACTACTGACAAAATCATTGTTACTATTGCCGATGGACAAGTTCCAGCAGCATGGATTGGCAAGGTATTAGAAGGGCCAGAGTACTCAGGTGGAAAAGTTGGTAAAGCTATTGTAGACAGCGTGTCTGGCAACTTTATGAACTGTTCAGTAATTTACCCGTTTGAAACATCGGGTGTTGTTGCACAAGGCGATTGGCATTTATACGACACTATCAACTATGGTCGTCATTACTTGCAAGATCCGCTAGATGTAAATAGCGTTGCTAAGAACAACAAAGAGCTTGATGTATTCTTGTGTAACGACGCTGTTCGTATTAGCAATATGACATTCCAAGGTCATGGCGGCTTTGCCATGGTACTTGACCCAGAAGGTCAAATTAAAACCAAGTCACCATACGGACAAGTTTGTAGTTCATTCTCACAATCAAACAACCGCAAGCGTTTTGCTGGTGGACAGTTTGTTGACGGCTTTACTGGTCGACTAAGAGGAACAATTATTGATGTTGAGTACAATGCTCTATCAGGATTGGATTCAGCTGAGATCATCGGCGGTGCTGGATACACACCGTTAACTGGTTCTCTAACATATACCAATGTTCCGCTACAAGGTACTAGTGTCAGTGCTACTGATACAACTGCTGGCGACAATACTATTGAATTAATTTCAGTTGCTGGATTGGTTAGCGGCAGTGCTGTTGTGTTTAGCGGTTCAGTATTAGGCGGAGTGCTTGCTGATTCAAATTACTTCATCAAGACAGTTGATGAAGGTACTAACACTATTACTATTGCTCGTACACTCGGCGGTGCAACTGTTGAACTAACAACAGATACGGGAGAAATGACTGCAACAATCGGCGGTTACGGTGCTACTGCTGACATCACTGTATTGAACGGTAGCATTACTAACACCATTGTTAAGACTGGTGGAGCATACTATAACATCGGCGAACTAGTAAAAGTTGACAGTGCAGATGTTGGCGGTACTGGTAGCGGATTTAGCATCCCAGTAAGAAACATTATTAACAGCGGCACACAAATTACAGTTCAAGGTTATACTAACAGTGGTCTTGACGTCCGTGCTCCTCAACCACCATGTGCATTCTATGTACAAGGCAATCGTTATCAAATTGACGATGTGGTTAGCTACGATAGCGGAACTGCAACTGTTGTTCTAAGATTGAACACATCTACTCCTTATGATGCAGGTGGATTCTACGATAACGACAAGTGCTCACGAGATGTTGGATTAATTCTTGAAGCAATTAGCTACGATGCTGTTCTAGGTTCTAACTACCAAAGTATCAAAGCAGGCTTGTCGTATCTTCGTTCATATGCTAGCACTGTTCCAAATCGTCAACTAGTACAAACTATTGCCGGTATCAACAGTGCGAGAGATCTTGCACTTGCAGAAATTCCAGGTGCGCAGTATGCGGCAGCTCGACTAGCAATGACTGAGAATATTGATACTATTGTAACTATTCTAACACAAGGTGCTAGCGCAGTTCCAGATATCGTATATCCAGCAAGAACTGGTATGAGTCCAACCGACAACAAACTAAAAGCTAGAGATGTGTTAGTTGCTAACCGTCAATTCTTGCGTGATGAAATTGTTGCATGGATCGCGGCCAACTACACTATTAAAAACATTCCAGGATATGACAGTATCAAGTGTTCACGAGATGTAGGCTACATCATTGACGCAATGATCTATGATGTGGTATACGATTGTAACAGTCAAATTAAGAATGTTGCAGAAGCATACTATCGTGGAGCAACTAGCTACATTACTGGCGAAGAAGCAGTTACAGCGGCTGCTTATGGACGACTAAGAGATGTAATGGCTGAAGTAGTTGTAAACACTCCAGTGACTAGATCATCTGGTAACTTTACAGTTCAGAACGATACATTGCCAGCGGCATCCGCTACAGAAGCAAGCACACTAGTTACACTAGGTAACATTCTAATTGATTATGTTGCTGACGGCGACTACGATGCAACTGTTGCTACTGTTGAGCCAAGCCTAGCATCACAAGACGACGACTTAGAAGCGGCAAGAGCGGCTGTAATTGCAGCCAAAGCAAGCATTCAAAGTGACACTATCTTCTTCCTAAACAACGGCGGTGGATTAGCAATTAACATCGAGATGGGCGGTAACAAGTCTATGCTTGCTAACGACTTTGCTATGATTAACGACTTAGGATACGGTATTGTTGCAAAGAACGGTGCTGTATCAGAACAAGTTTCAACATTCACATACTATTGTCACACTCACTACTGGGCAGCGGACGGCGGACAGATTCGTTCTGTTGCAGGTTCGAACGCACACGGTAACTACGGCTTACGAGCTTCAGGTTACGATGTAACTGAACTCCCAGATGCAGTAACTACAGCAAACAACCTAGCACAAGTTGCTCGTGTTTACAAGCAAGGTAGTGCAGCCGGTGAGATGACACCAACTCTTACTAAGCCTGCATTAAGTGTTTGGATTATTGGTTACGATTATATCCCAACTAGTATTTCAGAACTAGAAATTGATCACACTAACACAGGACAAGGTATTGTCCGCTACGAAATTAATAGTATAGAACATACTACTATTTTCGTTGGTGGCATCAATGTTATTAAACTAAACTTGAGTACTGCTGGTAACAACGGTACATCAAGCACCGGTCTTGCAACTGAATTGTACCATGGACAGCTAGTAACAATCCGCTCATTACAGAACGTCAAGTTTAACGGTATTGCTAACGTCAACCCAACTCGTCCATCAACTGCATTACAGTACAGCGAAAACTTATCTGAAATCTATCGTATCTTAGCTTATAACCTAGCTGAGTCAACAGGCGAAACATTGCCAGACAATGTTTCAATTCTACAATCAGATAGTTCATTCTCTTACTACAAATTTGCAACCGATGTACGAAACATTGAAAATGTAGACCCAGATGATCCTACAGCAACTATGGGTGCAACAGTAGGCGACACAAAAATTGCCGTACTTACAGTTAGCAAACAATCAACTATCGACCAAATTAATAAGGGAACTTACTTGTTTGGTTGGAACGGTCGTATCCACCGTGTACTAGAATATGTATTACCGAAATACATTGCCCTAGGCACTGTAGTAAGTTGGACTTCTGGCACACGCACTCTAGTAGTTAACACTGTAATTGGCGACTTAGATATTGGTGATCTATTAACTGCATCAGGAATTGCGGGAGAAGTTGCTATTGAAAGCATTACTGCTCCAACTCCTCCACTAAATGCAGGAAGCCAGTACACTCTTGTATTAACTACTGCTACCGGTGTAACTGTTATCCCTAATGACATTATTACATTCGGTGTAGAAGCTAACGGGTACTTGAGAATTGAACCAAGTCCGTTATATAACATTGGTGGTGACTCGGAAGTAATCGATGCGTTAGAGTATGTTAGTGTTGCTAGTGGTGAAGGATTCAACAAGATTGTAACCTTTAACATTCCATACGCAAGTGAACCGCCTGTAGTTGATGCGTATTATGATATCCAAGGAAACAGCAATAGTAACTACAACGGCTGGAGACAGATTACTGGCGCAACAAGTACAAGTACTATCACTGTAGCATCAAGCACTGACATGCTACCAGGTATGATTGTGTCAGGTGATGGTATTCCTCCGGATACTGTTATTGAATCTATTGTTGACGAGAGTACTATTATTGTTACTCCAGCAGTGTGGATTGCAGATAACACAACTATTTCAGCTAGTGTTATTGCAACTGTTGACAGCATTGAAATTACCGATGCAGGTAGTGGTTACATTACTGCACCTGAAATTACTTTCATCGGCGGTAACCCAGACACTGATGCGATTGCAACATGTACAGTACTTAACGGTAGTATCGATAGCGTAACTTTAGTAAGCCCAGGTTACAACTACCAAAGCGTTCCAACTATTGTACTAAGTGATGGTAACGGTTCTTTAACAGCAGTATTAACATCTGGCGATCCTATCGTAACAACTGGTAGCATTACAGAAAATCTAATCCAAGTAACTGTCTTGTATCCAACTAACCCTGGAGTATGGGGTGCTGGAACAACTGTAACTGCTACTGGATCAACAGCAGTATCAGGAACTGGTCCATATACTTTCGACTTAACATTCGATCCAGTTACTGCACCAACTATTAATACTTGGTATCAAGTTGCTGGTAACAGCAATCCATTGTATAACGGATTCTTCTACTGTACTGCAAGTACTGGAACTAGTGCTACATTTACATCAGATAACGATCCAGGATTGTTTGGCTCTGGAACTACTACATTTACAGAAACTAGCACTGCCGGTGAAAGCTCAAGTTTAGGTATCAGCAAGCCATTTAGCTTAACTGATAACGCAACACTACGCTTAGGTTATCCAGCAGGCACATCTGCGCAAGTTACTACAAGAATTTCAACATGTCGTGCAACAGGGCATGACTTCTTAGATATTGGTACAGGTGGTTACTCAACTACTAACTATCCATACCAAATTTACGGTAATCCAGCACAAACAAGACAGACTACACAAGAAGTTATTGAAGACGGTGTAGGTCGTGTATTCTATGTAACAACTGACCAAAACGGTATCTTCCGTGTAGGTCGATTCTTTACAGTTGACCAAGGTACTGGTACAGTTACATTCAGTGCAAGTATTGCGTTGAGTAACTTGGACGGTCTAGGCTTCAAGCGCGGTGTTGTTGTAAGTGAGTTCTCAACAGATAGCTCATTCACTAACAACGCACCTGATACAGTACCTGTACAAAGTGCTATCCGTGGATACATTGACAAGCGTCTAGGTTTAGACCATGGCGGCGGTCCAGTAGCGCAGGCTAACTTGATTGGTCCAGGTTACTTGGCATTGAACGGTATTTCGCAGATGAAGGGTAACCTTAACATGGCGAGCTACTTGATCACCAATGTGGCTACTCCAACAAGTAGTTTTGAAGGTGCTAACAAGATTTATGTTGATACTGAAGTTGCTAGATTTGACCAGTACAGCGAATTGCGAGATGTTGCATTAAGTAGCCTAGTACAATCACAGATTCCAGTATACAACACTGCAACTAGCAAGTGGAACAATGCTACGATGACAGGTGATATTACTATTGCCTGGGACGGTACAACATTAACATCTACTATTGGTTCTCTAAAGATTGTTAACTCAATGGTTAGCGCCACTGCTGGCATTGTACAAAGCAAGTTAGCAATGAAGGCTGCAACAACCCGTGCTAACGCTACATCATTAGCACAAGCTGATCTAGGTCTTGCAACATTTAAAGATACTGAATTTACTACTACTGGTATTACTAACAGTGATTCTACAGTAGGCGGTTTAGTTGCGTTGAAAGACTCAACAAGTGCTAGCACAGGTACACTACTAACCAAGTTACAATATATTGGTAACGGTAGCATTTTAGGTAACTTTACTGGAAGTGCTACATATCCAAGAGAAATTTCAGCTGGTACAATCGTAACTGAAGGTGACGGTGTTAAACATGCTGATATTTTAACAACGGTAGCTAACGGTGCAGTAATTAGAACTGGTACTAAGGCATACGATGTAGTAGCAATTACAACTATTGCCGCAAACAACAGTCTAGTTAAAACAGGCAGCGCAGGTGAAGTTGATGCTAAACAACTTAAAGTTGACGGTAACAAAGCCCTTGACGACGATGTCAGCGGTAACTACCTTGAAATGTTTGCACCAGGTGGCGCTAAAGCTATTACAGTCTACGGTAGCGATAATACCAACGCAGTTGTTGCGTTATACGGAACTGTAGATACTACTGTTGGTACTGGTGGTGTTAAAGCTACTATTATTACAGCAGGCGCTGCGGCAACTAACGCACAACTTACTGGCCAATGGCAGTTACAAAGTGGTTCAAAGATTGATCTTCCATTAGGAACAACTTTACAGTCTAGAACACTAACTACAGGCGCAGATGGTACTAGCGGTACAATTCAAGGTGCATGGACATTAAACGGTACAAGTACATTGCAATCAACATACTCAGCTGACTTAGCTGAATACTATGAAGGCGATGCAGAGTACGAAGTAGGTACAGTACTAGTGTTTGGCGGTGAGAAAGAAGTTACTACAACTACTATCATGAACGATACTAGAGTAGCTGGTGTTGTTTCTGACAATGCTGCCTACTCAATGAACGGTGGATGTCCAGGCTTGAAGAACCAAGTTGGTTTACAAGGTCGTTGTCCAGTTAAAGTGATCGGTCGTGTTAAGAAGGGTGATATGTTAACTACTTCTGCTACTGCTGGTTATGCTGTTAAAGCTAATGATCCTAAGTTAGGTTCAATCATTGGTAAAGCATTAGAAGATAAAGACTACGGCGAAGCCGGAGTAATTGAAGTCGCAGTAGGGAGAATGTAATGACTAGACTAAGTTTAAAAACTGAAACAACCACTAACGACTTAGTCGTTAACAACGGCACTGCCGATAATGCGAACAATGGAGATAAATTAAGAAATGCCTTTGGCAAATTAATTAAATCCATTGATCGCGCCGAAGCCAACTTTATTGAGCTGTATGCACATACTGCAACTGATGCAACTGATAGACTAGTTAACGGAAACAAAGAACTTGTTCTTAATGTCGACGGTGATAGAGCATGGGTGGACTTTCCTGCGGCGTTTGGTGATAGTATCAGCGTACAAGGTGCCGAGATTGGAACCAACCCTAATATAGACGAGAGTCCAGTTCCATTAACATTATCATCATTTGACGGGGATGTTAACATTAGAGCTAATTCTACCGGGCCAGTAAGCACTTGGTCATTTGGAACTGATGGTAGTTTAACATTCCCAGATGATCTTAAGATTGCTGATTCAGTCATCGGCCATACTAGCACTGATAGTGTTAATGGCGAGGGCACAACAGAAACTACAGATATAGTATCAAATATTGATATAGATCTTACTCGTATTCTTATTACAAAAAGCACGGCGGTAACCGTTGACGATGGTGTTATTACTTCTACAGATAGTATCGGTTCAAAGTTAACATTAACTGATAGCAGTATTGCCATGGAAGGCTATTCTAATCCAGAAGGCCCTAACAACATAGCCTACAGTCGAGTAACAGCAGGTAGTGGTGCAGTTATACTAAAATCTGCAACTGAAACAGTCGGTGGAGAAACATCCACTATAGTAACTGTTGGTAGTGGTCTATCAATAGTCAGCACTGACGGAGTGACTACTGGATCATTTGATGTTGATACGGCCGGCATCGTAACTTTATCTAACAATAGCTATTTAGAACCAACCGGTACTAATTTAGCTGTTGGCTCACAAGGCGTTGTAACTATTCGTAGCAATGCCGCAAGCAATCTTACTGATAGAGAGTGGGAGTTTGATAAGTCAGGAACTTTAAAAACGCCACTAATGTTGCCGCTAACTTTTTACCCAGTATTAGATAGTGAGCACATGACTCGAGGTGTCGGACTTACCGATGCTCCGTGGGAGTTTCAAGTAGAGTTTCAGGTAAATCCAAACGGTACTGTACAAACAGCAATCAACAACCCTACTTGGCCTAGTAATCCAGGTTACATCGCTGGAGATGAATTTGTATATGTAGAAGCAGATCACGGCATCCCGGGTTATACATTTAGTTTAATATTAACCGATATTATAGAAGGTGAAGGTTGGACTGCTAACCTAGCAGTTGCAGAGCCGCCTGAATATCCGAGCACAGTTGCCACATTAGGTGCCATTAAACTTACAGCTAATGATCAATCGTTTGTATTTGGAACAGACGGCCACTTAGTACTTCCAGATGGTGCTAGAATTAAATCAACAGGTAGTCTTTACGGACAGTTAGAAATCGAACTAGACGGTATAGAGGCAACGAACTGGAGATTTACTACAGATCAAGGGCCTGGTATATTAGAATATCCAGACGGTGCTTTTACTACTGGTAGTCAAACATTCTCTGCTATCGATCATGATTTAGTGCTAGGCGTTAGACATAGACCTACTGTATCAGCAGAATGTTACATTGCCAACGGTAGTGAGTTTGTTGCAGATATAGAATTTGTTGACGATATTATTGTAGTACAAGTAGGATGGACTGTTAGTGTAGGCGGAACTCCGTATACTGTTATTAGTATAGATCCAGCACCACCTGCTAATCAATATAGAATTACAGTTGACGGTGCTACCTTTGTTCAAGGTACTACATACACATTCACTGATCCAGATAGCGTGACACAAGAGTGGGCCTTTAACAATACTACTGGAACACTTCGAGCACCAGGTGGCGCATTGTTAAGCAGTGAAACCGCAGTAGTAGGTGAAGGAGATGTTTACAGAGACTTTAGCATTGAGCTATTAAATCTAACAGGCACTAACGAATATCGCTGGACATTTGACAATACTGCTGGTGCATTAACTATACCCGGGGGAATAGCCGCCAGCGCTGATATGACGTTTACTGCTGGTAGTAATTCAATTACATTAGACACTGCCGGTCAGCTAGTTACTGAACATGCAATCAAATGGCAAGAAGGCGGGCAAGAAAGAGCCGGTATTTCATATAACCCATTTACTGATGGCTTCGTAATTGGAACAAATACTAGCGGAATTACCAAGGCTTGGAAGTTTGGTGACAATGGAAACTTAACATTACCAGCAGGTGGTGATATTGTTGACAGCAACGGAGATAGTGTATTAGGCATAGTAGGGGGTGGTACTGGTGCATTAGAATTGCAAACTGTTCCAACTACTAAGTTTGGAACAACTGGTGATACTAAGGGTATGGTTGCTATTGATAGCGCAACTGGTGACTTTTATTACTGCATAGCGAACTATACAGACGGATTAACATCCATTTGGCGTAAAACTACAGGCAGTGATGCTTGGTAATAAAAACGGTAAATACACTAAAGAGAGACGATAATGGCAATTCAAACTATTAACATCGGCGGGTACGCTAACGACGGCACAGGTGATGATTTACGCACAGCGTTCGAAAAAGTTAATGCTAACTTTACAGCATTAAGTACAGACGCCGCAGTTAACGGTGCAGAAAATGTTGGCACTGGCGTTGGTGTTTATAAGGGTAAAAATGTTGCAACTTTACAGTTTAAAACATTAAAAAGTTCTGACGGTAGTGTACAAATAGAACCATTTTTAGGTGAAAGTGAGACTACTTTAGATATTACATCATTCGCTAGTATTGTTGAAGATACCACTCCGCAACTAGGCGGCAACTTAGACTTAAATGATCACGACATCGTAGGCATTGGTAACATTGGTGATAGCAATAATAACATCACAATTAATGGTGTTAAAATGTTAGATGTTGTAAACATTTTAGAATTACTAATGTTTAGTAATATGTTTAACCTAGACTTTGGATCAATATTATTGCCAACAGGTGGCACCGGACCGTACGACGGCTTTGATTTAGGTAGTGGTACTATCTTAAATCCTTCACTAATTAAATTAAACTTTGGTAGCATTGCTTAATAATGGCACTCACTCTATGGACTAAATCGTCAGGATATTTGCTAGGGTCGCTTAACGAAAGAGAAGCGACTGATATAGCATTGCCTGTAGATACTCAAGTAACCGGTGTTACTTACACTGTAATCTCTGGAGCATTACCTCCGGGTCTAAGAATTGTAGGCAATCATATTGTCGGTACTAGCTTTGATGTAGCTCGCGAAAGTGTTTTTAGCTTTTGCATACGAGCTAGTCGAACTGTAGGTAATGCAACTGAATTTGCCGACAGAACATTTAAAATTAATGTAAGCGGTGCTGATGCTCCTGAGTTTGTTACACAGGCAGGATATTTAGACATTGGTACTAATAATCAGCTGTACACTATCGACAGCACTTATGTTGATTATCAACTTGAAGCATTTGATGCTGACCTGGCAACTGGTCAACGACTTAGTTACTTTATTGCAGACAATGATGGACGATTACCACCTGGCCTAACTTTAACTACTGATGGTAGAATTGTAGGATTTGTGCAGCCGTCAATTAGTGTCACACCGGCAGACGGCGATGGTACTTACGATAACAGCTTTTTTGACAGTGTAGCATTTGACTTTGCTTATCGACCAAGTAACGGATTTGACAGCTATGTCTACGATCAACAATTCTTTGACTATAGTTTACCAAGCGTTCGTCCAAGAAAGTTAAATCAGAATTACGAATTCATTGTTACATTAACAGATGGTGACAGTATTGCTAAACGAAAGTTTGCTATCTTTGTTGTAGGCGATGATTACTTCCGTGCTGACAACACTAACTGGTTAGATGGTAGCTCACAGTTTACCGCTGACGTCACTTATTTAAAAGCACCTATTTGGTCAACTCCTGCTAACTTAGGAACTTATCGTGCTAACAATTATGTAACAGTAATGTTAGATACCTACGATACAGAAGGTATTGTTTATGAACTAAAGGCAGCAACTGAACTATGGACACAAAATACAAACTATGTATATGGTGACATTGTTTTAGATGCTTTAGAAAATGGTAACAGCTTAGTTTGTATTGAAGCACACAACTCAAATAACGAAATTGACATTACTAAATGGGCCAATTACGGTATTCCGCCGGGCACTAGTTTTGATCAAGCATCGGGTGAAGTATTCGGAGCTATCCCGTACCAGCCTGCAATTAGCAAAGTTTATAGATTTATTGTTGACGCTGTACGATACAGTGGCGATACTGATGTTAGCGAATTTATTGCTACGCCAGCGAATGAAGGTTTTAACCTATCTCAAATTATTATCAATACTAGCGAGTTCCCTGATGTTGCACTAGCATTAAACAATGTGTCCAACATTCGAGTAACTACTACAGAAATTGACCCTAGTCAGCAAGCATTTGAATATGGTAACGATTTAATTGTTACAGGCGTGGACAATGTTTCAGATGTATTTGTACTAGCTAATAGTTCAATCGACGGAGAAACCTTAACTGTAGGTACTACAACTGGTACTATCACTCCGGGTGCTGTACTATCAGGTGCTGGAGTACTATCAGGCACATACATAGTAGGTAACATTAGCGGTACAGGTGCAGGCAGCACTTGGTCTGTTAGTCAAGCGCAATCAGTTGAAGATGTTACTATTGTCGGATATTATGTTGTTGAATTAACATTTGAAGAAACTACTGCGCCAACTGTAGGCAACTATTATAGAATTACCGGAAATAGTAATCCACTGTTTAACGGATTCTTCCCTTGCACAGCAAGTACTACAACTTCAATTACTCTAAGTTTTGCAACTGACCCAGGAGTGTTCGGCACTGGCACAACTCTGTTGGCCATGATTACTCCAAGTATTGATACTCCAAGTTCTGTTTCAGTAGTTGAAACAACTATTGATCCATCATTAATAACTAGCATTGATTATAGCGACCCTGCAATAGTTGTTATTAATCTAGCAGAACCATTGTCAGTACTAACAACTAACAGTACTGTAGTTAATATTAGATTTATCACTCCTTCAGGTGAAGTTGCAAGAACATCACGCTTGTTCTACATGAACCTCATTGGCGAGATAGACAGCGTAATTGATTGGGTTAGCGACAGCGATTTAGGATCATTAACTGCAAACTTTGTATCAACTATTAAATTAGAAGCAACTAGTACAGTTTCAGATGCAGTATTACTATACACATTAACTGGTGGCAGCTTGCCTCCCGGGCTAAGCCTTGCACTTGACGGTGAAGTAGTCGGCAAAGTACGACAGTTTGGCGACGGAGTTAATTTAGGTATTACATTAGTTGACGGCCTAGAATTTACACTGGATGGTGGCAAAACAAAGTTTGACAAAGTGTTTACATTTACTGTTAAGGCGCGAGATCAATACGGATTTAGTGCTAGCGAAAAAACATTTACTATCAAAGTAGATACGCCTGATCAATTAACTTATTCTAACATCAAAACTAGACCGTTCTTAAAACTTACTCAGCGTGAGTCGTGGAAGGAGTTTATTAACAATACAAGTGTGTTTACTCCGGAAAGTATCTATCGTCCTAACGACCCAAGTTTTGGTCTCCAAACAGAGTTAGCTATGTTAGTTTATGCTGGCATTGAAACTAGAGACGCGGCAGCATATATTAGCGCAATGGGACTAAACCATAAACGCAAGCGTTTCCACTTTGGCGACATTAAGAAAGCAGTTGCGTACTTACCAGGGACATATACAGCAGTCTACGAAGTAGTGTATGTACAGATGGTCGATCCACTAGAGCCTAACGGTAAGAGATTACCGAGTGTAATTACCTCTAAGAGTCTTCAACCTAATCCAATTACAACTGACCTAAGCAATAACATTTGGGCTAGTGGCTGGACTGGTTCAAACCCTAGTCAACAGGCAGTGTTAGAGCGCGGCGGCCTTGATGCATATCGCCCTGATAACAATGTAACAGTAGACTCTACTGGTTACGAAGTGTCTAACCCTAAGATTAACGAATATTACCCAAGTAGCATTAGCAACTGGCGTGATAATATTAAAAACTGGCAGGATAACGACTCTGGTCTAGCAACAGAACGAAATTATTTGCCGTTATGGATGCGTAGCATTCAGCCTGGAAGCAATCAAGAACTAGACTTCCAGTTAGCAGTACCGCTTTGCTATTGTAAAATAGGCAAAGCAGATGACATCATTTTAAACATTAAGTATAGCGGGTTCGATTTTAAAGCATTGGACTACACCGCTGACAGATACATAATAGATTCTGTAGAGGGTCTAACGAGCGATAAATACCTCGTATTCAGAAACGATAGGATAACAGTATGACAAGCCAAATTAACTTCGCAGCAATAGATGCAACTTTCCCAATAGCTGGGCAAGACAATGACAGCCAGGGATTCCGTGATAACTTCTCGGCAATGCAGGCTGCTTTAGTATCTGCTAAAACAGAAATTACAGAACTACAAGATAAAGCAGTTCTAAAAACAGTATTAGACAATGGCCTTGCTATTGACGATCCTGCGTTTAACAACTTAAATGATAATGTAATACACACCGGAAGCCACTTTAACTTCTTTCCAAGACAAATATCTAGCGAAGAAGATGGTAACAGTACCATGTATGCAGATGTTGATACCGCAGACTTCTTTGCGTTTACAAACATTTCTTACAATGCAATCGCCGCAACTTTAAGTTTCCGTAACTGGCCAGAAGATTCACAAGTTGCTAGAGTTCGCGTACACTTAGCAAAGAATACAGCATCAATCGGTGACCGAGTTATTACTATTGCTAGTGTAGGTGGTAGTATTGTTAAGACTGAAGATTTTCCTCCAGTATTAACGATAACAAACAATATTCCAGTTGTTATTGAAGCATGGACATACGACGGCGGAACAACTGTATATGTGTGCCAAGTTGGTAAATTTACTACTCCTACTAACAACAAAAACATTGTTGGTAACTTAACAGTTGAAGGCGACACCGAAGTTGTTCAATTAACAGCGGCAGCACTTGAGGTTAGCGGGTTAACTAACTTAGACGACGCAGTAATTAACAGTGCAACTATTACTAACGATGTAACAGTTAACGGAAACTTGATTGCTAACGGTCCTACTACATTAGGTAATGCGTCTAGTGACAAAGTAACATTTGTCGGTATCCCAAAACTACCAACTATGTCAACAACTGTCCGTGATGATTTAACTGGCGTAGAGATTGGAATGATCGTGTACAATACTACTGAATCAGCAGTGCAAGTTTGTACAGCAATTGGTCCAGTTGTATGGGAGTTCTTGAACTAATGCATCCGCTAGTCGATAACCTTTCCGCTCTTAAAGATGCGGACATTGAAAATAAAATACAAGACCTAACCCGAAAGTATTTTATGTCCAATAACTTTGATCTGCAACAACAGATCGGAATGGTTTTGAACTCATATAAAGAAGAAATGGCAAACCGCCAACGCCTTGCATACGAAAAAATGATGCAAACACGCAATAAAGATCTTGACAAACTGATTAATATCAACTAAACTATAGGCTATGCGCCTAGATCAATATAGCAATCCGGTATTCAACGAACAAGACATTTTTGAAGCTCTTTACAAGGGCCAAACTTTGTCACCAGCAATGTTTGTAGATCCTACTACTGACACAGAGTCTTTGGCTAATACTGCCGGGATCAAATTTACAGAACCCTACCCAGAAGACTTAGAAGTAGCCGTCGCAGAGTATGATGCTATTTGTCAGGCTAATTGGAACATGCCTGACAAATATAAGCAAATGGACATTGAAGAATACTTAGTCCTTGCTTGTCCTGAAGAAAACTACCCAAGACTAATAGCTGAATTAAATGCGTTCAAAGAGCGCAATATGCTAGACCTACTTCGCTGGCTCAAGTATTTTGTCGATACTTGTGAGGAAGAGTCTGTAGTATGGGGTATTGGTCGTGGATCTAGTGTAGCAAGCTATGTACTATTCTTAATTGGCGTACACAGCGTAGATAGCGTTAAATATAATTTGGACTGGCAGGAATTCCTGAGATAAGTACTAACATAATCGAGGAGATTTATAATGGCAACATTTAGAGAACAAAGAGGATCTGTTTACCGCAGTATGCAAGGTAAAGAGGTTGATATGAATAAACTAGTTAACCAAAACGAAATGACCGTTGCTGTAGGCAATGTTAAAGTCAATGCTCGTGGTGACGAACTAGGGCCTGGCGGACGCATTGTTCGTAAGGCAGAAGATGTAGTTAGAGAAGGTCGTGCTAGATCTACTACTAACCAAGATAAAAGCGCAGACGACCAATCAGGTGGCGTATGAATGTAGTACAGGGTAAAATTAAACCTATCAAGGACAATGTCCTTATTACCGACATGGAGTTTGGGGAAGAAAAGTCCAAAGGCGGTATTGTCATCCAAAGTTTAAACGGTAAGAGTGAAGGTATTAAACCTCGCTGGGGCCGTGTATGGGCTGTTGGGCCTGAACAAAAGGATGTACAAGTTGGTAGTTGGATTTTGCTCGAGCATGGTCGTTGGACTCGAGGTGTTACAGTTAAAGACGAACACGGCGATGAACTCATTATTCGTCGAGCCGACATCAAAGCAATGTTAGCAGTCAGCGACGATAAACCAGAAGATTTCCAGTTTGGTGAAAACGAAACTGCACGACACGGGTCGACTCATAATCCGCAAGACTTTTTAAATCTTAAGTAATTGAGTAAAACAGGGCTTGACATTGCCCTGTTCTCACCTGTATACTGTACTAAGTTATCTATAAGGAATTAATATGAGTAATCATTCAGAAGCAGTTGAAGACATTAAGAAAGCCAAGGCAGCATTGGAAAACCCAAGTGGCGGCTTTAGTTACGAATCAGTTAAGAACGCAGGATTACCGGATCCACGCAAGCACTTGTATATTAGTCTTGTAAAGAGTTTTATCCGTGTCGGTGCAGGAGTTGCGCTCGTTATTTACGGACTACCAATTGTCGGCGGGCTATTAATTGCCGCTGAAGTATTAGGCATTGCTGAGGAACTAGTATGAAAGAACTATGGGTTGAAAAATATCGTCCTGCAACGATAGACGGGTATGTCTTTAGAGACGCACACCAGAAAGAACAAGTACAGGCGTGGATTAAGCAGAAGTCAATTCCGCATTTACTGTTCAGCGGTAATGCAGGTATTGGTAAAACAACCCTTGCTAAGATTTTGTTTAATGAACTAGATATTAACGATCTAGATGTTTTAGAAATCAACGCATCACGCACTAACTCAGTTGAAGATGTCCGTGACAAGATTGTTAACTTTGTACAAATGATTCCGTTCGGTGATTTCAAAGTTGTATTGCTTGACGAGGCTGACTATTTGTCTCCGAACGCACAGGCAGCGTTGCGTGGTGTTATGGAAGAGTATCACACTACTGCCCGCTTTATTCTAACTTGTAATTACCCTAACAGAATCATTCCAGCGTTGCATAGTCGTTGTCAAGGCTTTCACATTGAGCGTGTTGACATTACAGAATTCACTGCCCGCATGGCAGAGATTCTAATTACAGAAGCTATTGAGTTTGAACTTGATACGCTAGATACTTTTGTTAAGGCAACTTACCCAGACTTGCGTAAGTGTATTAACACAGTGCAGATGAACAGTTTAGATGGAAAGTTGCACACTCCAGAAAAAGGTGATACAGGTGAAGCAGATTACAAACTTGAAATGGTCGAGTTATTCAAGAAAGGCAAAATTACAGAAGCCCGTAAACTCGTCTGCGGCCAGGCTCGCCCAGAGGAGATGGAAGAGATATATCGATGGTTGTATGATAACATCGCCATCTTTGGAGACGAACCGACTCAAGACAAAGCTATTCTCATTATCAAGCAAGGTCTTGTTGATCACACATTGGTCAGCGATCCAGAGATTAACCTCGCGGCAACATTGATTCGCTTGTCACACCTATGAACAAAGAGGACACTTGGCGAGCATTAAAGGACTTACCTCCAATAATGAATTGGAAGTGTCGACTTGGATGGCATCGCTGGACTACATATACTGTAAAAGAGCGTGCTCATGATTTTGGTACACCGATAGCAGTATGTCAATGTGCAAGTTGCGGTATGCCTAGATTCGAGCATGCCTATAGTAAAACTAACAAGAGAAACGCATGACCACTGAATCTCTAAAATTAATGCGAAAGTTTCACGAAGAGTTGCGGAACGATCCTGAGAGATTAAAAGTATTCCTACGCAGTATTATGGGGCGACCGCATAAGACTCTAGAAGGTAAGGAAAAAGAACAGGTTATGTTATTGCTGGCAATGGTTGAGCCATTCAAGGAAACTAACAATCAGCATAGCTGGACAGACTACTACATGATAGGCGATACAGAATATCATGCAACATACTTTCCAGAAGATAAAAATGGTCCAATAATTGATAAGATGTTAAATGAAGACGAAACTTAAACAAGCATACATGAAAACTGCGGAAACATTCGCAGAGCTTAGTCACGCTAGGCGCTTACATGTTGGCGCCATTGTAGTTAAGGATGATAGGATTATCTCTATTGGCTACAATGGTATGCCGGCAGGTTGGGATAATAACTGCGAATATGAAGTAGGGCTGAACCCGCTTGGTACAGAGTTAGGCGAGAAAGTATTAAAAACAAGACCCGAGGTATTACATGCAGAAACTAACGCCATTGCGAAACTTGCTAGAAGTAACGAGTCTGGTCTCGATGGGGATTTATTTGTTACTCATGCTCCTTGCTTGGACTGTGCCAAACTTATATACCAAACAGGTATTAGACGAGTATTCTATCGTACTGCTTATCGGGATAGTGCCGGGGTGGACTTCCTTAAGGCTTCGAAGGTCGGAGTTGAACAGTTAGAATAAGAAAAAGGACCCGAAGGTCCTTTTTTTACGACTTAAGAATCTCCGTAGAGTTTCAAAACTTCCTTAACAGCGTTATGTCGTTCGATATCCTTATGGTCAAACTCAACGATGTCAATGTGCTTTAACTGTTTTCCACTAAGTAGGTTGCAAAAATCTATTAGTCCGTTATCGCTCATACGGTCTGCTTGTGCCAAATCTCCAGTCACTACCATTTTGGATCCTTCACCAAGTCTGGTTAGTAACATCTTCATCTGGTTAACTGTTGTGTTCTGACATTCATCAGCAATAATGTATGCGTTCTTGAATGTGCGTCCTCGCATATAAGCGAGCGGGCTGATCTCGATAACTCCATCCTCTAACATCTTTGCGATGTCTTTTTGTTGATAATATTCTGCGAAGACGTCAAAAATAGGTCTTGTCCATGGTGCCATTTTTTCATTAAGGGTACCTGGTAAAAATCCTAAATCCTCGTCCACACTAACGGCGGGTCTTGTCACTACGATTTTATCTACAATACCTTCTTGGAATAACTTAATCCCGTGCTGAACAGCCAGCATAGTTTTACCTGTACCGGCAGGGCCGATAGCAAGTACGATGCTAGTTTGTTCGTCTTGGAGTTTGTTTAAGTATTCGCGCTGATTAGCACTGCGTGGGTTTAGATGCACACGCTGCTTCTTCTGCGGAAGATAAGCGGGTTGAAAATCAATAATGTTAACTTCTGATGTAAAGCGTTTTTTCACTCTTTTTGTCATCTATAGTTGCTCCTACTCTTAAGAAAAAGTAGGACTTGTAGCGACCGCCTTTGATAACTACAGAGGTCCTACACTATTATTTACACAATCCCTAGGATAATTAACAGATATGTTATTGTTTGCGCCTCGTTCGAAATGTGCTAAATACATGAAGAGATTTTAGGACTTAACAATGCACGATATATTAGACGTCATACGCAACATACAAGATCTATACGAAAACAATAGCAACATGGCCATTTTAAAGGACTTCGAGCGTGTTTTAGAAGAGATGGATCTGTATGTTTACGAAAACTGGATTGACGGGGAATTAGCCTACGGGCCTAAAGTAGACCGCCACTGGATTAGTGTTGGTTTTATGTGGCCACAGGACAAGATGCCTGACCCAACTGGGGGACAGCGTTTATTAGATTTAGGTTGTAAAGTTAAGTACGAGCGTTCACATGTTATCGAACCTCGTCCTATTAGAACACACGACGACATGCGTCCGGGTACTAAGAAGGGCAGATTAGATCGTAAGCCTATTTGGATCGTTGAAATCCAAATGCCAAAGAAAGTAGCCTTTGATATGTACAAAGGTTACATGGCTAAGATGAAGGAAGACGACGATTCTGCTCCGAAAGAAGAACCACCAATTCCACAAGCGGCTGCACCTGTAGCGGCAGCAGGTGTTCCGGCAGCACCGGCACCAGTAGGCGGAGCACCAGCATAATGAATGTAAATGAAAGTTTGCGTCCTAATGATCTTAACGACTTAGTTAAAAAAGTTTTTGAGATCGACGCTTTTAAAAGTAAAATTGGCGATGACCAAGATATCATTGTATTGAGTTTTACTGTTGATCACGAAGACCCTGCTAAAGATTTAGAAAACTTTATTGAGATGGGTTATGACTTTGTATTAGATGCTGATACAAGCCCGGGTGAAACAGACGACGGCACTTACAAAGTGTTCGTTGAGATTGAGCGTGGCAGACATGCTCCTGAACAAATTACAGAGCTACTAGATGGCGTAGAACGATTAACAGGCATTCCAGAAATGCGTTTCCGTTACTACAAAAATTTTAGAAGCCAGCCTGCAAGCAAAGAAAACATTAAGCTATATGTTCCTCTAGACAAAGATAGTTATGAAGTTGCAGTCAAACAAAACATGTTAGAAAACTTTACTACTTTCTTCCACAACAGCTATGTTGACGAAGTAACAGTATTAGAAGAATCAATTACATTTAAAAAGACATGGGCTGACCCTATTTCCTTTAACATTATTGCTAGCGGCACTAAGAAAGAAGTGTACGAGTCAATTAAAGGCCCTATTATGTTAGAAGGCAAAGATATCGGCGAAGTATTATACTTTACAAAATACATTGGCAACTACAACATCACTAAAATTGGTGATACATTTATATTTGAAAACAGCGGTCATGCTGTAGCACTGGAGAAAAAATAATGAGTTTTGATTTTGAATTTACAGAAAAGAAGTTAGGTGAGATTTTAAAGGGCAATCCTTATGTACCACAATGGTTCCATGCACTTAACGAAATTCTTCCAGAGTACGAAATTACATCACTACCTCGTGTAGCGGCTTTCCTAGCACAAACAGCACACGAGTCAGGCGGTTACAGAGCATTAAAAGAAAACTTAAACTATAAGGCAGAGAGTCTAGTTAAAGTATTTCCAAAATACTTTCCAACTATCGACTTAGCAAGACAATATGCACATAACCAAGAGAAAATTGCTAACAGAGTATACGGCAATCGTATGGGCAATGGCCCAGAAGAATCCGGAGACGGATTTAGATACTGTGGTAGAGGTCTTATCCAACTTACAGGCAAGGACAACTACACAAACTTCGCTGATAGTATTGAAACACCAGTTGAAGAATTGCCAGAATACCTAGCAACATTTGAAGGCGCCTTACAATCAGCTTGCTGGTTCTGGGAAACTAACAACTTAAATCAATGGGCCGACAAAGGCGACATGTTAACTTTAACTAAGCGCATTAACGGTGGTACCATTGGCCTTGAAGATCGTATTAAGCATTATAACCACGCTCTTCATGTGCTACACGGGTAATCAACTATGTGGCAAATCTATTGGATGATTAGTTTAATTCCTGCGGGAGTGTTAAACTGGATTATCAACCTAATGCTTCTAGCTGGAGCATTAGGACTCTTATCTGCATGGATAGGAAAATGGATTCCATTCTTTAGCAGTTACACAAATTTACTCAAACCTATTGGTATTGTATTACTATGCGCAGGCCTGTTCTTTAAGGGCGGGTATGTTAATGAACTAGCATGGCGTGCAAAAGTAGCAGACTTAGAAGAGAAAGTTAAAGTAAGCGAAGAAAAGTCTAAAGAAGCAAATACACAAATTAAAACTAAAGTCGTTGAAAAGATCAAAGTTGTTAAACAAGTACAAGTGGTAATTAAAGAGCGTATTGTTAAAGATACTGCAAAGATTGATTCAGAATGCAAAGTTGCACCCGAAGCAGTTAGTATCTTAAACGATGCAGCCAAGGGAGGTAAGAAATGAGATTACTAGCCCTACTACCGTTACTACTTCTAGCAGGATGTTTAGCTACACCTGTAAAGAGAAACTTCCCAGCAGTACCACAAGAACTTATGGCATCCTGCCCTGAGTTAAATGCTGTACCTAACGGTACTGACAAACTAAGCGATGTATTGACAGTAGTTACATCTAACTACGGACAATATCAAGAATGTCAGATTAAACTTGACGGTTGGCAAGAATGGTATAAAACTCAAAAAGAGATTTTTGACAGCGTGAAGTAAATAATATATGCACATTAAGGAGCGAACAAAATGGCAGATGAAAATCAAATGAGTGATAGTGAAAAGAAAAAAGAAGATTGGATGAATAGTAAATGGCGTCCAATGATGGGTTGGATGTATATGATGGTCTGTACTTCAGACTTCGTTATCTTCCCAGTACTATGGAGTTTAGTACAAGTAATCGGTGGCGGTCGTGTTGAAACACAATGGTCTCCAATTACATTGCAAGGTGCGGGCTTGTTCCACATGGCAATGGGTGCTATTCTAGGTATTGCGGCTTACGGTCGTACACAAGAGAAGTTAGGTGATAAAGCAGGTGGCACAATGGCTGTTCCATCAACACCAGCACCTGCACCGTACACACCGCCAGCGGCTCCAGCACCTGCTCCGTACACACCACCAGCGCCAGTAGCTGTGGCAAAACCAGCAGTACTAACTAGCTCTACAGGTAAACCAATGCCTGCACCGCAAGTTGACGAACCACTATAAGGAAATTTTATGAACGATGATGTTTGTGGAAAGTGTGGTCATACACACCCAAAAAATTAAGGAAACCAACATGAAAAAATTATTAGCATTTTTAATTGCATTCAGTTTAGCAGGTTCAGTTTTTGCTGAAGCTGAAGTTAAAGAAGTTTGCAAAGACAAGAAAGACAAAGCAGGCAAAGTTGTTAACGACAAAGCAGGCAAGCCAGTCCAAGTTTGTAAGAAAATCAAAGTACATAAAAAGTTCGAAGGCACAGCAGTTCCAGAACCAACTAAGAAAAAATAATTTCTAAGTACTTGACAGGTCCAATTAAATAGTGTACTATACATTATTATTGGACCTGTTTTTACGACTATGAACGATTACTATCAAACACTAGGTGTACAACCAACTGCATCCGAAGCCGAAATTAAAAAGGCGTATCGCAGTTTGGCTATGAAACATCACCCTGATCGCGGGGGTGATCAAGCTAAGTTTAAAGATATTAGCGTAGCATATGACACCCTCAGCAATCAAAACAAGCGAGCAGAATACGACCAAATGAGAGCGGGCGGTAGCAGACAACGCCATTTTAACTCTGGAGACTTCCAAGAATTTGCAGATATTTTCGGCGGTGGCTTTGACCCGTTTGGAAACCGTTCAAACCCATTTACAGATATTTTTGGAAGACAGCTCCGAAAGAATAAAGACCTAAACATTGCATGTAACATTTCACTGTTGGATTCATTTGTTGGTAAGCAGTTAGAAGCTAACTTTAAATTACCAAGTGGTAAATCGCAGACTGTTATTATTAATGTACCAGAAGGTATTAGTCATGGTGAAACAATCCGCTATCAAGGTCTTGGAGACGATAGTGTGCCAGGGTTACCTCGTGGTAACTTGAATGTCACTATTATCATTATACCAGATATGGACTTTAGAAGAGAAGGTGATGATCTATATACTTCTGTACATATTAGTCCCATCGAGGCAATGATTGGTTGCCAAAAGCAAGTTAAGAAAATTACCGGCGAAACTATGATGCTAGATATCCGAGCAGGTGTTGGGCATGGTACAGAATTTGCCAGTAGCGGTTCAGGCTTCCTAAATGTTCACAACAAGCGTAGAGGTCGATTTGTTACAGTGGTTAATATTGTAACTCCTGCAATCACGGACCCAGACTTGATCACTAAATTAAAAGAGCTAGATGCTCGAATTAACCCACCAAAGTAATTTGACTTTTACACAAATTTACTTTATAATTAAACATACTTTAAAAGGAAGCATATGGTCGAACCCAGCGACAATTTACAAGCAGTATTTGAAAAAGCAATTGATACTGCTAAAAAACTACACCATGAATACCTAACCATCGAACATCTATTGTTTGCTATGCTGTTGGAAGATTCATTCAGTAACGCAGTTACTGGTTATGGTGCTAACACTGACGACCTTAGAAAGAACCTTGGCGAGTACTTACAAACTAAGTGCAACGAAATTGCAACGGAAGATGTTGTAGTTAAGCCAAAGAAAACACAAAGCGTAGAGCGTGTTCTTAACCGAGCATTTACACAAGTATTGTTCAACGGCCGTCAACGCATCGAGCCAACTGATGTGTTCCTTGCTATGATGGCAGAGAAGCGTAGCTGGGCGCATTTTTATATTGCGCAAGCTGACATCGACAAAGATAAGTTTGCTGACTATTTGAACACAAGTGCAGATGGTGATGCTATCGACGATGTTGAACCTCGAGAAACTGGTAGCGACAAAGCATTGGCACAATTTACAACTAACCTTAACGACGAAGTTAAGAAGAATAAAATTGATCCAGTTATCGGTCGTGTTGAAGAACTTGAGAATGTTGCGCTAGCAATGGGCCGACGCAGTAAGTCTAATGTGATCTTAGTTGGTGATCCAGGTGTTGGTAAGACTGCTATTGCAGAAGGTCTTGCCTATAACATCGTTAAGGGTGCTGTTCCAGACTTCCTCAAAGATTACCAAGTGTTTAACTTGGACATTAGTGCTATGCTTGCTGGTAGTAAGTATCGCGGTGACTTTGAAGAACGCTTCAAGCAAGTTATCAAGAGCTTGAACAAGAAAGGTAAAACAATCTTGTTCATTGACGAAGCACACATGATTAGTGGTGCTGGCTCAGCTAACAACTCAGCAAATGACTTGGCTAACATGATGAAGCCTGCGTTGGCTAAGGGTAACATCAAAGTTATCGCTAGCACGACATGGGAAGAATACCGTAAGCACTTCGAAAAGGATCGTGCATTGATGCGCCGTTTCCAACGCATTACAATCGACGAGCCTACTCAAGAAATGGCATTGCAGATTCTCAAAGGTATTAAGAAGTACTATGAGACACATCACAATGTTAAAATCAAAGACGATGCGTTGCAAGCATCAGTTAAGTTGTCAGTTAAGTATCAAACAGACAAGAAGTTGCCAGACAAGGCAATTGACTTGATTGACTTGGCTTGCTCACGCTTTAACTTGAAGCTAGCAGACGAGCGTGTTGTTTCAGAACGCGAGATTCAATACGAACTTGCTAAGATGATTAACTTGCCAGAAGAACAAGTTATGGAAACTGAAAGCAACAACCTTGCTACATTGCAAGACAAGTTGCAGTCACAAGTTTACGGACAAGATGTAGCTGTACAAGAAGTAGTCGATAAGATTATGGTTGCGCAAGCTGGCTTGAAGTCGGAAAACAAACCAGTCGGTAGCTTTGTGTTTATGGGCCCAACAGGTTGTGGTAAGACTGAAACTGCCAAGGCGCTGGCTAAGAACTTGGGCGTTAAGTTGCTCCGTTTCGATATGTCAGAATATCAAGAGAAGCACAGTATCTCTAAGCTGATTGGTAGCCCTCCGGGTTATGTTGGCTTTGAAGAAAATGCTGGCTTGTTGATTACGCAGATTCAAGAGAACCCTAACGCTGTTCTGTTGTTTGACGAAGTTGAAAAGTCACACCCAGATGTTTCAACTGTATTGTTGCAGATGATGGATAACGGTTTTGTTACAGGTTCAAATGGTAAGAAAGCTGATTGCCGTAACTTGATCCTTATCTTGACTACAAACGCTGGCGCACAAGATGCTGAAAAGAATCAAATTGGATTCGGTTCACAAAGCAAAGAGTACACTAGCAAAGACTTGAACAAGTTCTTTACACCAGAGTTCCGTAACCGCTTAGATGGCATTATGACATTTAACAAGTTGGGCAAGGATTCAATGGCTAAAGTTGTTAACAAGTTCTTGGACGAAGTCCGTGAGCAAGTTAAAGAGAAAGGTATCCGTATTAAGGTCAACAAAGAAGCTACTGAGTGGTTGATCGAGAAGGGATTTGATCCTAAGATGGGTGCTCGTCCGTTGCAACGAGTTATCGACAAAGAAATCAAACGAGATCTTGCTCGTATGATGTTGTTCGGTGACTTAAAAGCAGGCGGTTGGTTGACTGTTACAGTAGAAGGCGATAAATTGCTATTGATTGCTAAGCCGAAAGCTACTAAGACACCTCTGCTAACCGTAGATGCAACAACCGAAGATGTTGTATAAAACAACTAATCGGTTATTCAAAGGCACATATCAGTACAAAATAGTATTGATATGTGCTACTGCTTCTGTGTTTAGAAGCGGGGACATGGATTCAGCTCTGGCGCAGATTAAGAAAATAACTATCAATACACCTGGACTGTATTCTAAGCAACGATACACACAAGACGATGTAGACTCAGCATTAGCGTTACATAGTGCATTATCTAAAATGCCCGACATTGAAATTAGGGTTGAAAGCCCTTGGATCAGTATCTATACAAACAGTATGGCATACATTAATCAGTTGAAAGCACTAGACGAAAAAGCTGTAAAATATATTTCAATGCCGCCTGCAGGAACTTCGTTAGACATCGGCAGCATTATTATGCATAAGATTGACTACGAGTATCGTGTTACAATAGGTAAAACTACATCAGAGCACAGTACTTTTGTACAATGGGCTGAAAATAGCGATAAGCTGAAGCTAACAAAGAGCTGTAAGAAAGATCTGCTAAAGCAACGCAGTTGGGGTGGCACATACTTTTACATCAACGGTGATAAGACGCTACTGATGGCAAAAATGCACTTAGGCGGCTCTATAGCAAAGATAGAGCGCATTATCAAAGCATAGTCCGTTGATCGCAAAAGCGATAAATACTCTAACCGCAGAATATTCTGCTGACAATGTATAACGGACTTTAAAATGCGTATAAATGAACTATTAGAAAGCGTCGAAATAGATTTAGATAAACATAGTGATCAACACGATGACGACAAGCTCGACTATGATTTAGCTGACGATCTAGTATTCTTTATGAATAACAACGATGACACATATCGTCGTCACACTTATCCAGCAGTTACTAAGTGCTTGGATCGCATCAATTCAAATCAAAATACACATCCTAGCATTTTTAAAATTGCTGTTCTAAAAGGATTTAAAGATTACGCCGATGAATTTCCGGATCGTAGACTTCCAGAAACACTCGACGATAAATTATGTATGGCAGCTTGCAAGAAGATGCACGAAGAAACTTGCAAACATGCTGAAGAAGGCAAGTACAAGGACTAAATGTGTTACTAAGAGAATTATTCTTTCGTGAAGATGCAGGTGCCGTAGTTAAAAAGAAACTAGGCAGAGCTTTCAATCACCTCGAAGACTTAGTATTCTTCCACGGAAGTGCCGGTGCTGTCGAAGCATTAGATCATATTAAAGATGTAGGCGACGATGCTACATCAGTCCGCATGAAATGGGATGGTGCTCCTCAAGTATATTGGGGACGCACTGAAGACGGTACCTTTATCCTAGCTAACCATAACGGTTGGTTGCGTGGCGGTAAAGGAACTAGTGACTTACAAGACTTTACTAGCAGTCGTGGCATCTATAACTTCATTCTAAACAAGAGTGGAAGTCCTAAGAGCCCGCAAGAGTTAGAGCAACGCAAAGACTTTGCCGCTAACTTTAGCCACTTATATGAAATGTTTAAGGCAGCTACTCCAGAAAAGTTTAGAGGGTTTGTTTACGCAGATGCGTTATTTTTAAACCCGCCAGTAGCTGATGCAAACGGTGTGTACAATCTACACCCTAACCCAAAAAGCAAAACAATATATCATATCAAACAAGATACTGAACTTGGTCAGCGTATTGCTGCCGCACAAGTTATGGTAGTGGGACACGGTACATTTGATACATTCGGTGCTGATGATTCTGCACAAAAACCTAAAACAAGTTTTGATGAGTTTAACGGCACTGGTGAACTTATTGTATTAGGACCATACTACACACAAATACAACCAACTATCGATGTTGAAGCAGTTGCCGCAGTCGAAGCATACATTGCAGAGCACGGCCCGCAAGTAGATGCATTCCTACAGCCTATTGCAGGTGTTAGTGGATTTAAAGACTTCATGTATCGCTATGTTAATACAATGAGCAAGCAAGGCCAGCTACAGAATGTTGGTAACAATTTTATCAACTGGATTGATACTGGAGGCGTTGTTAGCCCGGGTCAGGCACAGAAGATCAAAGAGCGTGCCGCACAATTTCCGGCAGCATTGCCTGTTATCTTTAAAATATTTACAGATGTTATGCAATTGAAGAATTCTATTATTGCACAACTAGACAGCGACCCAGGTGAGATCAAAGCAACTAATGCAGAAGGTTGGGTAAGATACGCTGAAAAAGGCAAACAACTTGGCAATGTTAAATTCGTTCCAAGAACAGATATCACAACGCCGCAAGGCTCTACTATACCGGCTTGGGTACCATAATGAAACTACGACAACTATTTGAAAATATTTACGATGTAAACGAAGGTGGTGAAGAGTTTGACAATTCTTTAAAGACCATCGGAGTGTGCTTTGGGCGTTGGAATCCTCCGCACAAAGGACATAAAGCTGTTTGGCAAAGTGCCGCTACTAATCCAATCTGGTATGTTGGTACTAATCAAAGTACAAGCGGTCCTAAGGATCCAGTTCCTTACGATATCAAGTTACAATTAATGAAAGCTGTTTGGCCTAAGGTAGCTGGACATGTTATTCCAGAACAAAGTTTGCTAACATTAGCCGCTAGAATTTATTCAGAGCACGGACAGAATGTACACTTAAAAGTCTACACCGACGAAGAATGGTTATACAAAGCATTGTCACAATACAACGGTGTTGAAAAAGAACACGGCATGTATAACTTCCAACAAATTGACTGGGTTAAGACTGAACGTCTTGCTAGTGCTACCAATCTAAGAGCCGCTGTTCGCAGTGGTGACCGTAAGTCATTCTATAACGACATGGGTATTAAGCCTAGTGTTGCTGTAGAAGTAAACGGACAAGCCCATCCAGTATTTGATGTTGTTGCACACTTCCTAAACAAGTACCCAGAGAAAGCTAAGAAGGCAGCGGTTGTAGCAGAAGGTGATGTAGTTAAGTTCCCTAAGAAGCACAAAGGTGACTTATCAGATACACACGACTGTCCAAAGTGCGGTGGTGACTTACAAGGTGGCAAGTACATGGGCCATGAGGTCAAAGTGTGTATGCCATGCAAGCAAGTTTACCTTCCACCTAACAGCGGGATTGATCAGAAAGGCAATAAAGTTGTCGATGAGATCGCGGGTGCGTTTCCTAGCCCAAGTACTAAAGCAAAGTGGGCAGCTGATGCTGCCGCTAGCAATGCCGCTGAAGCTAAACGTCAAGAAGCACTTAAAGCGCAACAGTTAATAAAGAATACAGCAGAAGTAGATAGACTACAAAAAGTTAATCATCACTCATTAGACTCTACACCAGTTGCTCCTACTAACGAATCGTTCGTAGATAGCTACTTAGAAGACAGAGCAAAGTACCTAGCAGAAGTAGCAATGCGTATGCAAGGTTCTAGTCAATCAGAGAAGGATGCTAATGCTCGTGCTAAGGCACTTGAAGCAGAAGAGAAAGCCAAGCACTTAGCTATTGTAAAAGCCTATGTGGACATTATGGCTGCTGGCAAACCATTGCCTCCTAAGATGCAACAGTCTTACAACACAATGCCGGAATTTCGTAAGGAAGTAGATGCGGCGCTTGCTAACATTCCAGGGCAACCCGGGCGTGTTGATTTAGAGCAACGCAAGAATTATCACCTAATGCCAAAGTTTGAAACTATGGAAGCTCGTCTTGCAGAAATGGAAGCAGAGCTAAATGAATCTTCAGAAGCAAAGATTACTAAGCGCAAGCAACAATCTACCGCAGGATTAAACACTTACGGGGATTCTGAAAAAATGAGTGGCGACTATACTGCTTACAGATTAGGTATGGCAGTAGCAGGCGCTAATGGAAAAGACCCGATTGACATGAAAGCTAAGAGCTGGATTGGTAAAAAGAAGTCAACACATCCGTATACACAAGAAGAGCAAGACATGCTTAAACAAGCGTATGAAGCAGTTGGTGCAAAATACGAAGATCTGAACAACGGCGACATGAAGAGTAGAGAGCTTGACTCAACGCACAAAGTTAGTCCGGTTGCTGCCCCTAAAAGAAACAAGTACGGTGTATAATGAAACAGTATAAAATCACTACCCAAGATTTTGTTCAAGATAGTAACGACGATTGCTATCTTGCTCCTAACGATCCAATCCATGAGCTAAAAGCATTAAGTGGATTAGGCGGTCTCGGTGGTGAAGCTAGACTGCACGAATATCGTGCTCAGCAAGGTAGTAACATCAGTGTTACTGGAACTAGCAAAGGCGAATTAATGCGCCAACACAACATTCAACCAGGTACGCCAGAATGGTTTAAACTATGGTTTAGCTTACCATACATGACTGGTGAAAAACCTGTAGGAAAATAATATGAAAATCAGAGAACTACTATCAGAAGCACATCAAAGCGAACTTGACGAGGGTCGATATGGTAGCCGTGATGCTTACCAGCGTGACTATGATTCAAGTCGTACTGGATTTAGTCGTGGTCGCAGAGACGACGATGAATACCATGTACCAGATCCTAGCCCATCGCACGATCATGCTAGAAAAGAAACTAGTCTATACAATATTAAAGTAGGCGGTCAAGCAGTTAATCCTAAGCCAATTCTTGGACGCAGTAACGCTATTGCGTGGGCTAAACATGCTATTGCACAAGGACAATTTACTGCGGCTGAAGCTACACTATCTCCAGTACACGGCATGTCAGAAACTGCTACTGCTGGTGGAACTAGCGCAGGCAACATTGGCACTATTGCAAACCCACATCATAGCCCGGGTAAAGCTCGTGGTAAGAAGAGTTACATAGGTGACCCGTGGGGTGGCATAAGTGGTACTAAGGCGCCTCCGCAACCTAAGGTTGTACAACCTAAAACCAAGGCGGGCACGGCGAAAAACGGCTTGGACATCAAAGGAACTAGCTTATTTGGCGGGCCTGCAAATGAGTCTACAGTAATCAAAAGACGCTAAATATATAAAGATAACGGAGTATACTCATGCAAGACATGCAACCAGATAACAACAACAATATGCCAATGGGCCAAGAAGATCACGAAGGCGGAATGGCAAAAGCTGACTTATACAAGTTAGCAAACTATAGCTTCAAGCTATTCAAGAAAATCCAGCCTGAAGATCAACTAGAAGGTTGGGTACAAGCTAAGATTACTAAAGCCGCTGACTACATTGCTTCAGTATACCATTATATGGAATACGAAATGAAGTTCAATGAGTACGGCAAAGCTCTTGATAACAGCGATGTAATGTCTGAAAGCCAAAAGACTGCATTAACAAATATGTTAATGGAAGCTAAGGCTAAGATGAAAGAGTTAAAGAAAGAACAAGCTGATAAAGTTACTGGCAAGAAAGATGTTGAAGAAGGCTTCGAAGCTGGTGCAAAAACTGGTTCAACAAAGAAAACCCGCACTGGCGTAATGACTAAGACTGATACCGGTGTTAAGCATACTAACACAAGTCACAGTGATGAAGAGCACGGTGAGCCAGTAAGCAAAGTTAAAAGTCGTTCAGCCGCTGAGAAAGCAGGCGACAAAGCCGCTGACAAGGCACAAGAGAAAGATTACAAAGCCGCTAAGAAAGCTAACCCAGAAGGTGTGCGTCGTTACAGCTTAGGTAAGCAAGTTGACGAAGCTGCTTCAGATCTTAAGAAAGTAGGCGATAGTTCTAAAACTAAAACTGGTGTTGTAACTAAAACAGCAACAGGTGTTAAGCATACTAACACTAGCTTCAAAGATGAAGAACATGCTGAGCCAGCAAGCAAAGTAAAATCTCGCAGTGCCGCAGAGAAATCAGGCGATAAGGCTGCTGACAAGGCTGCTGAGAAAGAAAGCAAAGCGTACGAAAAAGCTCATCCAGGAACTGTAAGCCGTTATAAAGATGGTAAGAAAGTTAACGAAGCTGCCAAGGAAAAAGAACCAGAAGGTACTTATTCTAAGAAGCGTTTTGAAACTGACGGACAGCGTGTTGCTCGTCTAGCTAAAGAAAAGATGCAAGCTAAGAAGAAAGCTGAAGCAGAAAAAGTTGACGAAGGTGCTAAGCCAGACTTCTTAGACATGGACAAAGACGGCGACAAGAAAGAGCCAATGAAGAAAGCTGCCAAAGAAAAAGGTGCTAAGTCTGAGTGGAACAAAGTTAAAGAGTCTGTTAAAGTTGCAGAAGCTAAGAAAGGTTCAAAGCCAGACTTCTTAGATATGGATAAAGATGGTGACACCGAAGAGCCGATGAAAAAAGCTGTTAGTGATAAGAAAGAAAATCCATTTGCAAAGAAAGATGACAAGAAAGAAACTGTCAAAGAGTCAGCAGACTTAGATCGTATGAAAGAGTTCCTAACTCGTTTAAACGGATAATAGTATGGACATGAAGAAGATTCTACAGGCAATGGATGGCGTTTCTACAAAGCCTGTAGAAGGTGCTTCAGACATGTCTAAGTTTATGTCTATTGTTACAGAAGGTGCTAATCCTCATAAGGTTGCCCTTCCTGTACAAATGGCCATGCAACACTACAGTAAGCCTGTAGAAAAGAAGCAGCCTAAGACTAGCATGATTGGCAAGTATTTTGCAGAAGCAGAAGAGTTAATCAATGCACAACAAGAAGAAAAGAAAACACATTTAAGACAATACGCTAGCATGATTGCCGAGCGTGTTCGTTTGAAAGAAGGTAAGTCTGTTAGCAAACAAGTTAAAGAAGCGAACGAGATCGTAACAGTAGATAATCCGAAAGATGAGATTACTGTAGATGTGCCGTTACTAATTCGTTTATTAGAATATGCTCGTGAAGATGCACAAACTGATATGGATTTGCACAATGTTGCTGAAAATTTAATCAGCCTTAGCGCAGAAGGTAGAACATTAAGCATGGCCGATTATGATGCTATCATTAACAGTGAAGCTGAATTAGACGAGCGTTCAGTTAGTCAAGCACAAGCACATATGATGGCAGCGGCTGCACATAATCCTGCATTTGCTAAGAAGGTTAAAATCAATCCATCTGTTGCTAAAGAATTTAATCGCGCTGACAAAGGTAAAAACATCAAAGGTTTACCTCAGCGTGTACAGAAAAATAAATAAATCATTCGGGGAATACAATGGATTTAAAGTCACTAATTGCAAAAATGGATGCCATTGAGCAAAGCGCAATATCAGAAAGAGTTCAATTTGATAAAGATGGAAAACAACTTCCAGGTCTAGCAGATGCGATTGCTGCCAATCAAGCATCTAAACAACCACAGCTTACTCCACAACAACAAGCACAAAATGTTTTACAACCAGGCATGAATACTCCAGCGGCGGCGCCAGCAGGCGCTCCGACTACATTTACGCCAACTCACTTTCATAAGAATAACTTAGGCGGAAACATTCCGCTAATGCTAAACAGTGATGGAAAATTTTACTGGGAAACAAACGGTGCTATTCAACAATGGCAAGGTAACACTGAAAACCGTTCAGGCTGGAATCCAGCATCAGTTGACGGTGAAATTAAAGACGGCAAGTTTATTGACTACCCAGAAGGTACTACATGGAAAACTGCAAAGGATGCAGCCGATAAACAGACTGCTACTGATACTGCTGCCTTGATGGAAAAGTTGAAGACACTTCTAGCATTAGTTGATCAATATACTAAATTAAAAACAGCCGCGGATCAAAAGAAAGCAAATCCAGCTGAGAAGCGTACTGCGGCACAATTAGCTACTACAAACGATTTAAAAACAGCAAACATTGAAGAAGGTGCAATCGCAAATGCGTTATTAGAAAGCTTTGGCTATACTAACGAAGCGGCTGGCGCTACTGCTGGGCAACAAGTGGCCGCAGGTGCTGCTGGTTATGGTGCAGCCAAAGGCGTTGGTAAGATGCTAGGCAAAGCTATTCCAGGTGTTGGACTAGCATTTGGCGCGGCTGATGCTTACGATCGTGCTAAGAAAGGTGACTATGTTGGTGCTGGCATGGCAGGTGCCGCAGGCCTAGCTAGTCTAGTACCAGGTATCGGAACTGCGGCAGCATTAGGGTTAGATGCAGCCAACATCGCTAGAGATTATAAAGCTGGCGAATTTAGCGGTGCTGGTGCAAGCACTACTCCAGTAGGTGCTGATCCAAAAGTAGTAGCATTGCAAAAGAAACTAATTGCGGCTGGTGCAAAGATCACAGCTGACGGCAAGATGGGTCCAATGACTCAAGCGGCTATGAAACAATTTCCAAATATCAAAGAAGGTGAAGAAATGAATAAACAACAATCAGTAGCAGAAGGTATTGCAAGCCTGCGTGATCGTTTAGCAATGATCGAAAATCAACAAGAACAAGTTACTGATGAGGGTGTGTTAAGTAACATAGTTGCAGGTGCTAAGAATTTTGGTAGAGGCTTATCTGGTCAAGGTGCTCGTACAGCAACTGGCACATTTATGAAAAAAGGTGCATCTACTCCAAATAAAGTAGGACAAGCAATCAAAGCATCTCCAGTTAAGACCGCATTAGGCGGTGCAGCCGCAGGTGCTGGGCTAGGATTAGCGTTAGGTGGAAGCGGTGGGGCAGGTGCATCAACTACTCCGGTTAAAGGGCCAGCAAAGCCAGCAGCTCCAGAAGTTCCAGCAACTCCAGAAGTAGATGCAGCCGGTGACAAAGAGCTAGCAGAATTGAAGGCTAAGATTGATGCGCTAGTTGGTGAACTAGGAAAATCACAGAACCCAGAAATTCAAAAGGGTCTAGCTGATATTAAAGCTAAATTAGGTGACGGTTCTACACCTCCAGCAAGCCCAACAGGTGCTCAAGCAGGTGCAGTTGCTCCAAATATGGCACAAGTTAACAAGTAATCATTTACTACAATGGCGGATTTATTCCGCCATTTCCACCTCTAAAATTTCTTAGTGGTTGCATTACACAGATAATTAATATATAATAGGCTATTAAAGGAGAAATACTATGTCAGGTCGTTCATATGGCGCAGAAGAAAAGGCAAAACTAGAAAGATTGATTTCAGAGGGCAGTACAGTACTTCGTGAAATCGAAGACTTGTCCGAAGGTTTGAAAGAAACTGTTAAAGCAGTTGCTGAAGAACTTCAAGTCAAACCATCAGTTATTAACCGTGCTATTAAAATTGCACACAAAGGTAACTGGACAGAGCACAACGAAGATTGGGCCGAAGTTGAAGCAATTTTAGATATCACTAAGCGTATCTAATAAATATTCGCTAAGAAAGGTCGGCGGGCCATAATCCGCACACTAGGTGTTTGTCAGCCGAAAATGACATAAGGAGAACTATGAGCTATGTAGATGCATGGTTTGACCGCGAGAATGATATCATTAAAGTGGTTGAACGCAATAAGAAAGGAGAGCGTGAGTACAGGGATTTTCCTGTTAAACACACATTCTACTATAAAGACCCACGCGGCAAATTTCAATCAATTTACGGTGATCCTGTTAGCCGTATTGTGTGCAAGAACACAAAAGAATTACGAAAAGAACAGGCAATTAACTCGGGTAAGCAGTTATTTGAAGCAGACATTAATCCTATATTCCAATGTCTAAGCGAACACTATCTTAATCAAGATGCTCCAAAACTAAATGTAGCGTTCTTCGACATTGAGGTGGACTTTGATCCAGAAAGAGGGTATTCAACGCCAGACGATGCGTTCATGCCTATTACTGCGATTGCTGTTCACCTACAATGGTTAGAGACACTTGTTTGTTTTGCTGTACCCCCAAAGTCACTAACTTGGGAACAGGCATTAGAAGAGGTTAAAGAGTTTCCGAACACAATGCTGTTTAAAACAGAAGGTGAAATGTTAGATGCGTTCTTAGACTTGATTCAAGAAGCTGACATTTTAACTGGTTGGAACAGTGAGGGTTTCGATATTCCGTATACTGTTAACCGTGTTACTAAGGTTCTCAGTAAAGATGATACACGCAGATTCTGTTTGTTTAATCAATATCCTAAGAAGCGTGAATATGAAAAGTTCGGTAGACAGTCAGTTACATATGACTTTGTAGGTCGTGTACACTTGGACAGTTTAGAGCTATATCGCAAGTATACTTACGAAGAACGTCATTCTTACCGTTTAGATGCCATTGCAGAATATGAGCTAGGTGAACGCAAAACACAGTACGAAGGTACGCTAGATCAGCTCTACAACAACGATTTTAAGACATTTATCGAGTACAACAGGCAAGATACTTCGCTTTTGGACCGTTTAGACAAGAAATTGAAGTTTCTTGACTTAGCTAACACTCTGGCACACGAATGTACTGTTTTGCTACAAACTACAATGGGCGCTGTTGCTGTTACTGAACAAGCTATTATCAACGAAGCACATCGTAGAGGTTTCCAAGTTCCTAACAGAACTAAGATGGACGAGCGTGAAGACAACGCAGGTGCCGCAGGTGCGTATGTTGCCTATCCTAAAGAAGGTATTCATGACTGGATTGGCTCACTAGATATTAACTCGCTATACCCGTCTGCGATTCGTGCGCTTAATATGGGTCCAGAAACTATTATCGGACAGTTACGCCAGACTATGACTGATGCGTATATCGAGGGTCAAGTAGCCAAGGGCAAGAGCTTTGCGGCAGCTTGGGAAGGTATCTTTGGATCGTTAGAGTATACTGCTGTAATGGAGCAAGAGATTGGTACTGATATTACTATCGACTGGGAGAATGGTGAGACTGATGTGGTTAGCGCCGCAGAAGTGTATCGTTTAATCTTTGAAAGTAATCAGCCTTGGGTACTAAGTGCTAACGGTACTATCTTTACTTACGAGAAGGAAGGTATTATTCCCGGCTTGCTCAAGCGTTGGTATGCAGAGCGTAAAGAAATGCAGGCCAAACTAAAAGAAGCAATCAAAGCAGGTAACAAGATTGAAGAGGAATACTGGGACAAGCGACAACTAGTTAAGAAGATTAACTTGAACAGTTTGTACGGTGCTATTTTGAACCAAGGTTGTCGCTTCTTTGACAAGCGTATCGGTCAAAGTACTACACTAACAGGTCGTCAGATTGTTAAGCATATGGCCGGCAAGGTTAATGAGATTGTAACTGGTGATTACGACTATCGTGGTAAGAGTATTATCTATGGTGATACTGACTCGTGTTACTTCAGTGCATATAAAACGCTCAAGAGCGATATTGATAGTGGCGCATTACCGTGGACTAAAGAGTCAGTTGTACAGTTGTATGACCAGATTGGTGAAGAAGTTAACAGTACATTCCCGCAATTCATGCTAGATACATTCCATGTGCCCAAGAGCCGTGGTGAAGTTATCAAAGCAGGTCGTGAAATTGTTGCTATCAAAGGCTTGTTCATTACTAAGAAGCGTTATGCTGTATTGTATTATGACAAAGAAGGCAAGCGTAGTGACGTCGATGGCAAGCCAGGTAAGATCAAAGCCATGGGCTTGGACTTGAAGCGCAGTGACACACCTGAATTTATCCAGAACTTCTTAAGTGACATTTTGGAAAAGGTACTAACTGGTGCCGAAGAACAAGATGTACTAGATCACATCAGTGAATTCCGTGGACGATTTAAGAGCAGACCAGGCTGGGAAAAAGGGTCTCCTAAACGAGCAAACAAGATTACTGAATACCAAGCCAAAGAAGTTAAGGCAGGCAAAGCTAATATGCCAGGGCATGTTAGAGCAAGCATTAACTGGAACACTTTGAAGCGCATGTTTAACGACAAGTATTCAATGGGTATTACTGACGGTGCGAAAGTAATCGTGTGTAAGCTCAAGCAGAACCCTTTAGGCTTTACATCAGTTGCTTACCCAGTTGACGAAATGCGTTTACCGCAGTGGTTCAAAGACTTACCTTTTGATCATGCTGAAATGGAACAGACTATTATTGATAACAAGATCGATAACTTGATCGGTGTATTGAAATGGGATGTCCGTAGCACAGAAGAGAAGAACACTTTCAACAGTTTATTCGAGTTCTAATATGAAGATAATAATTGCAGGCTACGGATATGTAGGTAAAGCAGTGTACGAAGGATTAAAGAAACACCACGAATTGGTTATCGTTGATCCTAAGTACGGCAATGATGAAATTAAACATCATCATGACGCAGATGGTTTGATTATCTGCGTACCTACACCAACTAATGAAGACGGTATTTGCGATGCTAGTATTGTTGCTAGCATATTAGATACTGTTCCAATCTTTATGCCAGTGTTGATCAAGAGCACAGTAACTCCTGCTATTGCAGAAGGCTTTGATGACATATATTCTGATCATAGCATTGTCTATAATCCAGAGTTCTTAAGGGCTAGAAGTGCAAATACAGACTTCATTAATCAGAAGTACATCATTTTAGGCGGGGAGGATCCAGAATGTTTTTGGCAAGACTTATTCCAAGGATCTCTACCTAACTGTAAAATGGTGTTTAACTGTAGTGCCAAAGAAGCATGTATGGTCAAATATGCATCAAACAGTTTCCTAGCACTTAAAACATCGTACTTCAACCAAATATACGATGTATGTCAACAAGCTGGATTAGACTTTGATATCGTAAGACAGCTACTAGCGCAGGATCTACGCATTGGTTCAGACCATACAATGGTTCCGGGCCCAGATGGCGAGCGCGGTTGGGGTGGACATTGCTTTCCCAAGGATACTGCATCCTTTATGCAATGGACTACAACTATAGAAGCACCTGTTACATTGGTGGAATCAGCCATACAATATAACAATAAAGTAAGAAAAAACTCTTGACTTTAAGACAAAACCTAAATATAATAGACATATAGGAGATTTCCATGAAAGATATTTTACAAGACTTAGTAGCACACACACATTCGCTGGGCTTTTTACCATTGGTTAAAATTACTAGCGATAGTAAAGAAACTCAAATTGAAGCAATGGCAGAAGACCGTTCGGTGATTGTTACTGCTAAAACCCACACACCAGTCGACGGCATTGAAGGTGTGTTTGGTATGCCAAACTTAAACAAGCTAGACCTTCACTTGAAGTGTCCAGAGTACAAAGAAGGTGCTCAAATTAACATCGTCACCGCAGTACGCAATAACGAAACAATCCCAACAGGGTTGCACTTTAAGAATGCCGCAGGCGACTTCCAGAACGATTACCGTTTCATGAACACTGAGATTATCAACGAAAAGTTGAAGTCAGTTAAGTTCAAAGGCGCTAAGTGGGATATTGAATTCCAACCAAGCATGGCTAGTATTCAGCGTTTGAAGTTCCAAGCGGCTGCTCACAGTGAAGAAACTGTATTCCAAGTTAGCACAAAAGATGACAATCTAGTGTTCAGCTTCGGTGATGCAAGCACACACGCAGGTAGCTTTATCTTCCAAAGCGGCATTGCTGGTAAGTTGAAAGGTACATGGTCATGGCCTGTATCACAAGTTCAATCAATCATGAACTTGAGCGGTGATGTTACTATGAAGATTGCAGACGCAGGTGCTATGCAAATTACAGTCGATTCAGGTCTTGCAGAATACAACTACATTCTTCCAGCACAAAGCAAGTAATGAGTGAAAAACACATTCGCACAATAGCAAGAACCGTAACTTATAGGGTTACGGCTTTGCTTATTACTGCGCTCTGGACTGGTCTCAGCGATGCAGTCGCAATCCATATAGTTCTTGCAACTTTGCACTATGCAATGGAACGACTATGGCTAAAAATTAAATGGGGTAAAATCGAATGACATTAGAACAAATTTTATTAGCAGTAGGTGTGTGGCTAGTACTGATGGTAATTTGCTACACACATAGCGGTTGGCGCAATATGCGTGAGTGCTACGGCATGTGGTTTACTAAAGAATACTGGACAGGGTATAATACTGTAGAGTTTGTTAGTTGGGTAGCAAAAGCCATTATTATCATCCCGGGATTGATTTTTGGTATCCAAATCTGGGAATTGTATTATCTAACACTCTTAACAAGCGTTACACTTATTTGGGCCAGCCGAGTAAAGGCACTCCCGACACTTGTAGGGTTTAACACCATGTGGGCTTGGTTGAGCTTGATGGTATTAGCAAAGCACTGGATTTAAATGAATAAGAACTTAACCGCAACACAGAACGACTATGCAGTCTTCTTGCCTGCGACTAGTGGTTTCTATGCTACCTTTATCGGTAAGCAACACTACGGCAACTATGTAGATCCAGCCCGTATTCCACAGAAGTGGGGTGCTGGCATGGACAGTCTTAACTATCTCGAACCAGAGATGGGTGAGTTCTATTACAAGTGGTGTTTGTATTCCGCTGGTCACGCAAACTTAGATCTTAATAAGATTGACGAAGGCGAAGACATGTTCCGCAAGCGTGATCGTAGTACAAGTTTTGTACTAGGTGACTCTGGGGGATTCCAGATCGGTAAAGGTGTATGGGAAGGTGAATGGAGAGATCCAACTGGTCCAGAAGTACAGGCTAAAATGGCAGAATGTATTGCCAAAGGTATAGAGCTTGTACCAGTTATAGACGCGACTGGTAACCACGCCGTTGATAAGAAGGGCAAACTAAAGTACACTAAGATCGATCATGTTAAGCAGTATCAAGCTAAACTAGATGCGGCACATAAGAAGCGTACACAGGTATTAACCTGGATGGACACACTTATGGACTACGGTATGGTACTTGATATTCCTGCGTGGGTTGAACGCAGTCCAGTAGGTCGCAAGGCTACTGGTATTGAATCATACGACCAAGCTGTAGAAGCAACAAAGTACAATAACGAGTATTGGATCAAGCATCGTACAGGCGCTTGTAAATTCCTTAATGTTTTACAAGGTGAAACACACGCTCAGGCCGATGATTGGTATTCAAAGATGAAGGATTTTTGTGATCCTGCTATCTATGGAGACAAAGCATTTAATGGCTGGGCAATGGGTGGACAGAACATGTGTGACATTCACCTTGTTCTAAAAAGATTAGTAGCATTGAAGTTTGACGGACTCCTTGAAAAGGGTCAACATGACTGGATGCACTTCCTGGGCACTTCTAAATTAGAATGGGCAACTTTATTAACCGATGTTCAACGAGCAGTGAGAAAATACCATAATGAAAACTTTACCATATCTTTTGACTGCGCCTCACCGTTTTTGGCAACTGCAAACGGACAAATCTACATCCAAGTCGAAACAGTCGACCGGACAAAATGGGTCTACAGAATGGTGCCATCTGCTGATGACAAAAAGTACGCCCAAGACACAAGACTCTTCAAAGACGCAGTAATTCAAGACGGCATCTTTGCCAACTTCGAATCTAGTCCGTTGATGGAAACTGTGGAAATGAAGGACATTTGTATCTACGGAGCAGGCACTCCTAAGCCGGGTGTTACTGATCCTAATCCAACTGATCCTAATGATTGGCTTGTAATGCCAGACTTAAACAAGCTAGGTAAGATGAGCAATCGCACAAGTTGGGATTCATTTAGCTATGCTATCCAAATGGGTCATAATGTTTGGAGTCATATTAACGCAGTACAAGAAGCTAACCGCCAATATGATAACGGGTCAGTTCCTGCTATGTTAGTGCAAGAAAAGTTCAATCGCATTTACTTCCGTGATGTAGTTGACGCTATTTTTGCCGCTGATAATCGAGCAGATGCCGAATTGATTATCGAATCATTTGATAAGTTTTGGCAAGCTATTATTGGTACTCGTGGTGCTACAGGTAAGAAAACGGTTAATGCCGCTACAATGTTTGCCAATCTCTTTGACGAAGTGGATGAAAATCCTGTACAATTAGAACACGACGAAGAATTTAGTGAAGACGAAGTTCATAACTTAGACGATTTGGAAAACAGCGTTAAATGACATTGCCCGACGAACGGTATAGAGCAGTAGTGCAAACAGAAAGGTTCTTGAAAGAGATCCTTTCTACTCCGCGGGTTCCGAAGTCTATCAAAGACGGAGCCCGTGCTATGCTACGACACTATCCCAACGAATGGGACATGAAATTAGCGGCAGAAGCCAGTCCACATGTATTTGCTGAACGAATGGAAGATGTACATCGTATGATGGAAAAATACAAAGAGAGTAAACACAATGAAGCGTGATTATAAAAGCGGTGTCAAAGACGATGTTATCTTCTTCACAGGATACGAAGTAGAACACACACCTGCGTTTGGAATGTTTACACTGTTTGTAACTGGTATACAACCAACTGAGCATATTACTGCTCGATTGCACCAATCAGGACAACATATCTTCTTTGGTGCAAATCATAGTTTCAATCCACAAACTCCAGATGAATGGCGTGCTTGGGAAAATATGATCGAGCATTATCTTAAGATGGATTTCTTGTGCAGTTTGGATATTCCATTGAGTGCTGTCGAAGAGTTCAATGAAGGCGGATTGAACGAATACGATAATTTTATTCCGCAGATTAGAGTGCCAATTCCTTACATTAAATTGTGGAATTATAATACAATGCTTAAAATAGACGATAAAGATTTTA